ATGCGCAGGTTTCCCGAAGCGTCCCATACCCGCATCCCATAAGCCATGAATCACCCCAGATATCCAAGGCGAACACGCAGCACGCCATTCGCATCAAATACAGAAACGTTCTGCGCATTGATTACCAGCCGGCCCTGTCCTGGAATGACGCCGTTTATTTCCAGCGTGCCATCCTTGTTCAGGATCCATCCCTGCTGACCGGCAATGTAATTCGTCGAGCTGATGTAGCTGCCGATCTTGGCGTTGGTGATGGTGCCATCCTGGATAAACGCCTGGTTTATGAAGACCTGACCGCCCTGAACAGCGAACGGCACGGAAATCGCGCCTCCGGCAATCGTGTTAACCACCGCAAACCGATCAGCCGATACCAGGAACTGGCTTTGCAGACCTGCAGGCCCGTTCTCAACACCAAGGCCAATGCCGGCCGCCACATATTGCCCGTCCGCAGTGACCTGCATCTTTACCGACCATGATGTCGAAACCTTGCCGTTGATATCGACGATGGCTTGGGACTGCGTCTGTATGTCAGCGGTGTTGCCGTCAACCTTGACGCCAACCTGTTGCAACGCTGTGGCCGTGGCCTGCTTGTTGTCCGCCACAACCTGACGCAGATCACTGACCTGCGCGGAGTTCTCGCCGACAGTCGCGTTCAGCTGAGTGACCGTCTGCGCGATTGCCTGATTCTGCGTGGCTCTGACGGTCGATTCGGTGACGATGCTCGCAGTACTGCTCCAGCCCTTCAGCGCATCCGCCAGTTCGCCCTCCCCGTTGTCATCCCGAGCGGATGCCCGCAACGCTTGCAGGCTTGAGGCCTGCGCAGTGACAACGCCATCCAGCTCGGTGATGTCGGTCGTGTTCGTCGCAACCTGTTCAGCCAGGCCGTTTGCCGTTTCCAGCAGGTCGCCCACATCCTCCCAGTACGCGGCATTCGGTGGCGGCGTGTTCAGCGGCACGTTTTGTTGCGCCTGGAAGATCCTGCCGTCCACGACGATCATCTGACCTTTTGAGTAGGTCTGATCAGGGTCGTAGGCTTTCAGCCCGTCCAGCGCGTCTATCTGGTCCTGCAGGTCGTCGATCTTGTTGATCTTGTCCTGAAGCTCCTGACCAAGATCTGTGTCCTCGATCTGCCCTCTGATCATGTCTAGGATTGGGGCACCTTCCGAACTGCTCTGCCCCATCACGCCGATACCAGCCGGATACCACGGCCCGATGTTTCCGGTCCTGTCGACCAGCCGCGCCCAGAAGAAGAACGTCACGCCCGCCAGCAGGCCCTGCATGTTGTACTCGGACTGCGGGTAGGCCAGGTCGCTGAGCTTCATCGCGGCCGAAAGATCAGTCGTCGGCCCGTACCAGATTTCCGTGCGCTGGGTGTCGTCCGCACCTGGTGGAAAAGTCCATTTCAGGTGAATGCCGAAGATCAGTGGCAGCGCGGTCAGCGAGGTTACCGCCGGTGGCAGGCCTTCTTTGCCGTTGAGCAGGGTGGACTCGCTGTAGCCCCAGATCGAAGCAGCATTTAGCGAGTTGAGAGCCGCCACTCGCACCAGGTAGGTGCCAGCGTAAATACCGACGACTTCAATGCTTGCCGCATAAGTCCGGCCCGCATAAACCCAATCGTTGCTGTTTCGGCGCCACCACACATCGTAGGAAACAGCATTAGCCGGTGCATCCCACTCAACGCGCATCGTGGTGACCGCCGCGCCCTGCTCGATCGCGCTGAACGAGGAAAGCCGGATATTGGTTGGTGGTGGCTGTACTCCGGGCGGGATGACTGTTACCGGCAACTGGACGATCTGGGCGCCGTTATCGATGGCAGCGTATTTGCCCGCCACATGCTTCACCGCGGTGATGTCGTACTTCATGTCGGTGTCGCTGAAGTTCTCGGCGACTGACAGGACGCGGTAGGTCTGCGCGGCGAGGGTCAGGCTCTCGATCGCGAACACTGACTGGGCGACAGGGATAGCCGTCCACGACGTGCCTACCGTGACCACGCGATTTGCGTAGCCGGTTACGGTCTTTGTCTGAGCCACGCCGGTCGGCAGAATCACGGTCACGGAATCGCCGACGGCAACAATAGCGTCCGCATCTAAGGTGATTGTCCGCGCTGTTGCAGCCCTTATACGCCCACCAATCCGCCGCCCTGCCCGGTTAGCATCGGCAATGCGGATGATCTGGCCAGGACGCGCGATGGTGCCATCAAGACCAGCCGAAAAGCTGACAGTCTCGTTTTCCAGCAGGTTGGTCAGCAGCGTGTAATGACCAAGGCGTTGAGCCTGGCCCTGCGAGGTGCACCCAAACGCCGAAAGCTCAGTCTGCTGCACGCCGTAACGCGCCAGCGCCTTTTGATCGCTGACGTACTCGACTTTCTTCTCATAGAAGTTGGTCGGGTCGTTCCAGCTTACCAGCGCTACCGAAAAGCGTGTGCTGCGCGCACTGCCGACGTAAGTGAACAGGCCATCGATAACGTTGGCATTAGTGTAGGTGTAGACCGGATCGGTTGGCATATCGGCAGAGGCCACAACCGACCCAGCCGCCCAGTAAGCCATCCCGCGAAAAATGCTGGCTAGATCCTGTAGCACCTGGAGAGCATCGGCTCGGGTTTGCAGATACAAGTTGCAGGTGAATCGCGGCTCCAGACCGCCTTTTCCGTCGGCGACCATCTCGTCGCAATAGCCAGCGATCTGGTACAGGCCCCACTTGTCCACTTGAGCCGCGGTGATCAGTTGGCCAAGGCCATACCGGTCGTTGAGGATCAGGTCGTAGTAAATCCAAGCCGGGTTATCGGTCCACGCCAGCTTGAACGTGCCGTCCCATGTGCCCACGTAGGCGCGTGTGTCCGGAAAGTAGTTGGACGGCACGCGGACAATGCGCAACTTGCAGTCGAACGCCCTGGATGGAATGCTGGAGAGCTGAGAAGCGTCGACAGTGATGCCGACCATTGCGGTGTACGGGTAGCGCAGCTTTGCGTCGATGATCTCGGTGTAAGACGAGATGTTGGTCGTGCTCTGGATGTTCGATGTGGTCGAGTCAGGCGTCAGTCGGCGGACGCGCACGCGCCAGCCCGTTGTGGACGCCGGCAGATCGATACGGTGGCTGCGTTCATAAGTTTTGGTGGTCTTGCCGTTGAACGACGTATTGATGACCTCAACATAAGGCCCGGTATCGGTGGCGATATCGATCGCATAAGCGACCTGAAAACCATTGATATTGCCCTTGTCATCGGTGTAGGCCAGATACGGAACGGACAGGCGAACGCGGACGGCCGACAACTCGGTATTGCTCATCGTCTGCACCCATGGCGCCGAAAACTTCAACTCGACGCCCACACCGGTTTCGCTTTCAACCGAGGGGAAGCCTGGGAGGTAGTCCTGATCAGCTTCGCCAGTGCGGGTGCCCACGGTCACGCCGGTGAAGTTCAAGCTGCCGTCGGCATTGGCCAAAGGCGTGTTGTTCAGGAAAATCGACTGGTTGCCGTTGGCCAAGCCGAGAATCGGACCCTCGCTGATCGCGTCCAGGACTTTTGCATAGGCGATGCTGATCAGGCTGTCTGGCGTCTCGGTTGCTGATTTCTGGCTATCCCCGCCACCTTTCGAGCCGCCGATCTCTTGGAACGAACCCATGCACTTTTCTCCGGGCATAAAAAAACCCGCCGGAGCGGGTTCGTTTTTTAGTAGCTGGTTGGACTCAGGTAATAACCGCCAGAGTCCAGTGAAATTCGACGCCGAGCTGTTTCACCTGCTTTGATTTCGAGTTCAGACTCTTTTAGAGCTCCACCTCCGCAGGCAGAACTGGCTCTTAGCCCCAGTATGTGTTTGCCGGGAGCGATGCTGAATGTCGCAACTTCGCCGGACGCAAATTCGGCGGCAAGGTCGTTATCAACGTAAAGCCTATAGTTGCAACCTGACCCAAACATCCCGGAATCACGGGTCACGACTAGAGTTGAGCCGCCTTGACTCTTCAAGGAGTGCAGCCTGCTTGGAGGAACTGGGTCACCTTGGCCTGGTGTTATTGGAGAGGTGGAGCATGCGGACAGCATGCCAATGAAGAAAACGGTCAATCCTAGACGCTTCATAGGGGCACCTTTGGCTTTTTAGACCGCGATCCTATCACTGTGGATCAGGACTGGTCTTCTGCGTAGATTCCAGCGCTGACGACCGCGCTACCCACGATCATTCGCCCGTATCCCAACGGGACTGGATTCCCTTGAGCTTGGGTATTGACCGGACCATTGAAGCCGTAGCTGGGCTTGTTGTCGGCTTGATCCTCAGAGCCCAAACCTTTGGGGGTGCCAGCAATCATTTGGGCGACACCACCCAGCGCTAACGAAATACCGACAGCCCCAACTACGCCCCATACCCCGCCGCCAAACAGGCTTGCTGAGGCGCCAGACGCGGCACCGGCCGTGAAATAGCTCGCCACAGCGATCAGCACCACGCCGACTACTGTTTGCAGAGTTCCAGCGCGCTTACTGCCTTGAATCACCGGCGCAATACGGATCTCGGCGCGGCCCGGTGGATCGCCGAGTTCATCCTTGCTGATGTTGCGCTTTCCATGGAACACAGCGAAGGCCATGCCTTTGTCCTTCGATTCAGCCATGAACTGGTCGAAGCCGGGAAAAAGGATGCCCAATGCCCGGCAGGCCTCGGCAACGCTATTCACTGCCAAGGTGTGCACGCGTCCGAACCGAGCGCCGAGCGCGCCATAGAGCCGAATGGTGCGCAGGCGCTCATTGGGTGCGTAGTTGATCGAGGTCATGGGTTTCTCCGGGCATAAAAAACCCGGCGCGGGGCCGGGCTTGTTTTGAAATTAGCGGCTACTCAGGCAGTTTGAGTGAAAGGGCGTCAAACAGCCTGGCTGCTATGAGTTCCACAACAGCATGGAATTGCCCATCGCTTATGCTTTTTGAAACGTCTACGTCTTGATCACGACGGGCACCTTTGACGGTCACGATAATCCGATCAGCAGCAGCTTTCATGCTTATATTTTGAAAGTAGAAGGCCTTTGAAAGGTCGTCCGGCCCCTCCTCCAAAGTCATGCGAATGGTGAAGTCGTATTGTAGATCATTACCTTTGAACTCCATCGGGTGCACGCGTTTGAACACACCTCCTTCTAACAGTCCGATGTCGACGTAGCCTGAGACAGAACCCTCTGCGTTTTTCCACGTCTTGGATGGCAACTCGAGCGCAGTGCCAAGGTCATGAAGTAACTGGTATGCAGCTTTTTGAAGATGATCCCAATACTCGTTTTGCTCTCGGCGATATTCTGCATATCTGGCCGATATTTCGCTGTACTTCAGCATCTGTACGCTCCTTCGCATGAATGAGCCATCATCCTAGCATCACAAGAAGCTCAAGCTGTACGAATCCTCAGTAACAGCGACGCGTGGAGGCGTTGTAGGGTTGCGCCTCCAACGAATCGCCTCGGTCCGTTGCCTGCAAGCCCATGGACCGGGGTAATGTGACCTAGGAGGTCGATGTGATCGAAAAAACCTTGGCGACAGCCATCACAAAAGAGGTCGATTCATCTAGCTATGCAATTTGGCCTTTTAGAACAGCTGAGGTCTCAGTCAATGGCGACAGGAACAACGGCGGCATTGATCTCGTCGCAAACCCTGAGCTAATTGACGTCATCCATGAGGCCACGGACGAGAACGGCCTTAGGGACCTGCTTATCGCAATGAATAAACCTGACGGCTCGTTCATGACGCTGGGATGCATTGCGGGCGACATAGAAGGCGCGTATCACACATATCTGGAATTCACACCCCGTGACCCTGCTGTCGCTCGGGATGAAGCATCGATTTTGGGCATTTATGATCAGTGGGTTGGTTGGACGAGTGAACACTGCTCGCCTCATCCGGGGTTGGCGGATGCACTTCTTCATAATGTGGCATGGACATATCGGGAATTCGCCTTCCGAGGAAAAGAGCCGCAATATCTGATAACGACTTACCAGCGTGCTCAATCAGCTCAGGACCATCGATCGCTTGTTTCATGGCTTCATAATTTCCTATGCAGCGTCGATCCGATCAATCCAGCAAAAGATCTCGCATAGCTGGATGTCAGACGCTCACTGTTTCGCGTCTTTGTGCCTGAGGATCAGGCGTGTGGATTCAGCCCAGAAGGCGCCGTAGATGTCGCGGCGCCCATCTCGGCCATACAGGTGGTGGAGAAGCGACCCCGGCGCTGGGTAATGCTCGGGCTCGGTCTTTAGGATGCCGTCGGCCAGATAGATGCCCGCGTGATTCGGGACCGGCGCTCGTACCTGCATGATGATCACGTCGCCCTGCTGCAGGTCATTCACAGGCGAAAACCCCGCATCGGCGTAGTTCTCCATGTACAGGTTCCCGCCGTTGCTCCACCAGTCATCCTCACGCCCGTACTGCTTGAGCGCGATGCCAAGCTCGCGCTGGTAGTAGTCGACAATCATCTGATAGCAGTCGAGCGAGCCATGATGGAACGACCTACCAATCAAAGGCGCCTGGTAACCTGTGGGAGCGAAACTGAACAACTCCCCGGCCGTGACAGCACCATCGTCGCCCTTGCGCACTTCGATGATGTGCCATGGCAAGCCACTGGCTTCGCACGCTACCCGGTCTGCTTCGCTGGGTTGCGGCGAGTAGTCCGGATGACTGTGCACAACCGCCAAAACCGTGCCGCGATCTTCGGCGGCGGCATACTCTGCGGGAGCGAGCCGAAAGTGCTCACCGGGAGTTGTGGCCACGTTCGTGCACGGCACGTAAACCTGCGCTCGCCCTTCTCTGATGATCAGCCCGCAAGCCTCAGCCGGATAGCACTGAATCGCCTGCTGCTGGATCTGATCAAGCGATGATTTTGTAATCTTCATCCGATCCTCCCAGCCGACGGGAACGAACCAAAGCGCAGTTGCCCGTTCTGGCCGAACCGAAATTTGCAGCCTTTTAGCGTCCCACTGCACATATCGCTGGCCGCGTCGGTGGTGATAATGTCGTCTTCGGTGGCCACCGGCCCGCCGGTGTAGCCACAATAAGGCCCGCGGTAACCACCAATCGACAACCACTGGCAGCAATTGGCGACGATCTGACGCGCCGGCAGCTGCTTGTTATTGAGGTTGATCGGCGATGCCAGGGAGAACTCAACTTTCGTTTTGTCCTCGCCCAGTTTCTGTTCGATGTACCAAACGTCAGGCGAAAACTCTTCGTCCGGATCCGCTTCGGCATTGCCGCTCGGGAAGTTCACCGCATCGAGGTAGCGGCCCAAGGTCCGACGTCGTGTCAGCTTCGCTCCGACCAAGTCCTCGAACCCAAGACACAGCGCGCTTATGAAACCGGTGACGTTGCCAACCAGCAACGATGGGTTTGGCTGCTGGGCGTCTGCTGTGATCTCAAAGCCTGTCGCTTGGATTGGCCAAGGCGAGTACTCCAAGCCCTGCCACCAGATCGATCCAAGTTTGCTGTAGCCATGGAACCGATAAAGCTCAGCGCCAACCGATGTGGCATCAAGCTCGAAAAGCTCCACGCGCTCTCCCGGCTCCAGCGTCTGGATGTCGGCATTAATGCCCATGGGTTACCTCAGGGTTGGAATGACTGGTCGAAGGTGGCTGAGACAGCCCATTGGCCGCCGCCCAAGTCGGTGGCGGTGTACTCAGTGCAGCGAAAGAGCGCCTGCTCGCCGAACGGGGGCTTCCAGCTGAACGACTGGTAGCCCTTCCTTGCTCTCAGGAACGCCATGATCTGATCGGCCCGCGCCTTGCTGCTGGTGAACGTCAGCGGCCACGACTGGGACTCGTTGTTTATCCCGTCCGCGACCACCTGCTCGTATCCATCGCCAAACCTTGCCGACTTAGTTCGGTTGGAATATTTGCCGGTCGGTTTGGCATCCGGCGTCCAGGTGAATGTTTCAGCCATCATCGCCTCCCGTTAATGGCTTGCCGGATATTGCCCTGTGACGAAAGCGACTTCGCCTCGAGCTCGCGGTACTTCTGCGCGGCGATATCGCCGATCTGCTTGCCGAAGGCTTCAAGGCCCGATGTATCCGAGCTGACCTGCGACGAGCCATCACTGGCGATGCTTATGTAGACGTTTGGGCTTCCGCCAGCACTGCCGGCAGCGACAGGGCCGGCTCCAGAACCCAGCGGAGTTACGCTGCCACCATTTGCGCCAGTCATCAGATAGGACTTGCCGCCCTGATTGAATAACTCAGGACCGACCTCGTTCACCTGGTACAACGAGTTAGGCGCCACATCGCCGCCGGCTGCGCGGCCACCACCGTAGGTGAGCCCAGAGGATGATGAGCCAAGGCTGTAGTCGAAACCCGAACTTGCCCCGGAACCCGCCGAAGAGCCACCAGCATAAGACCCTGCGGCTGAGGCACCGATACCGAACAGAGTGCTGAGAACCCCCGAGGTAGCCTGCCGCGTAGCGATGCGAGCCAGATCAGAGATCACCGATTTGGTGAAGTCACTGAACGACAGCTTGCCGGTTACAGCGAAGTTCGCCACTGCATCTTCCATGTTGGAAAAGGCATTCGTGAACAACGTTTTAGTTTGCCCGGCCACGTCCTTTGCGCTGTCGAGGTAGTTTTCCCAAGCGGATGCAGCCCCATTGGTCCAGTCACCCTGAGCAGCCTGCACATCGGCGTAGTTCTGCTGGATCTGGTCGGTTGCCTTTTTATTGGCATCGGCCAGTGCTTGGGATTTCTGCTCGAACTCCTCGGTCGACATCTTGCGGGAAGGGTCAGAGCGCTGATTTTCCAAATCCAGCGCCTGCTGGGCGAAGCGGTCCTGCTGGGCATTCAGCTCGGCGTTGAGCGCGTTCTGGCGATCACCACGGCCAACGCCCAAGACAGCACGCTGCCCTGCAAGCTCCAAAGCCTTTTGCTGCTGACCCAGTGCCTGGACATACTGGGCGATGTTGTACGTCTGCTTCTTGACCCGCCCGTCTTCCTCGGTGGCGAGCGCCTGCAAGCGAGAGTCGTAACCTTCCTGGGCTTTGAGGGACTCTGCTTTTGCGTCAGCGATCTTCTGATCGATCTGAATGCGCTGCTGCGCAGTGGTCGAAGACTTGTCCCGGAGCGTCTGAAGCGCGGCGATCTCTGCGTCGTAGGCAACGGTTACATCGCCCTTTTCCTGCTCAACGATCGCGATGCGCTGGCTGCTGTAGGACTCGGCCGATACCAGGCCAGCTTTCTGGGCCGCTTCGAGCTCCTTCTCGATGTTCTGGTAGTAACCCGTTACCGACTTCAGTTGATTCTGAGCGTCGTTGAAGCCTGTCAGGTCCAGCTGATTGGCCGGCCCCTTCGGGTCCTTTATGTTCGTGTTGATGCCGTCAAGGAGGGTTTTGTAGGCGCCACCAGAAAAAGACTTTCCGTCAAAATCTACCCCGTCAAGCAGCGGCGACTTCTGCCCGGTTTTCGCCGACTTCTCGTAAAGCTCGGTGAACTGCGCGTTCAGCTTCTTGATTGCGGCTTCACGCTTCGAAAGCGGGCTCACATTGTCGAGCTGCCGATCCAGATCCTTTTGAACTGCGATCAGATCTTTGTTGGCATTGACAGTCTCACCTGTGGTTGCCGCCAGAGCCTGGCTTGATGCTTGACGCGCCTTCAGACCTGCCAGCTTCTTCTCAAGTGCTGCAGTTGAGTCGTCATCGTCACCGGTGCCAAGCCCCAATGCGCTGTTGAGTGTGCTGAGGCCGTTCGACAACGCACCCGCCACTCCTCCCGCTTTTCTGGTGTCCAAAACGCGCTGAATGATCTCGATCTGCTTACCGAGATCGGGAAAAACCTCCGACCTTACCGCAGCATAGGCATTCGTTATGCTGTTCTTGATGTCATCCCAGCCGAGCTCAATGTCTGACAGAGACGCGCGATATTCTTTCAGGCGCTGCTGAGCGTTTTGATTCAGATCGGCACTTAGGAGATCGAGAGCTTTCTGGGCCTCTCCTTCATCCTCGATGGCCTTGATTGCAAGGTACTGCTCTGATGTGATCAGGCCGTACTGTTCGCTGATTTTTACCGCTGCCTCTGATGCAGATGAGCCAATCCCTGCAAGACCTCTGGCTACCTCTGTCGCGCCGGCACCGGTGAACGAGGCAATTGCCGATGCGGCTTCGGTCAGGTTTGCGAGCTCGCTTCCCGTAACCTTGCCGCTCGCAGCCAAAGCGATCGCGGCATCACGCGCGCCAGCGAAGTTATGGGTCAGAATACCTGCCTGCTTTGCAATCTCTTGCAGCTGCTGCGCAGAAACGCCGACCGCATTGCCGCCAGCGAAGATTGACTTATTGAAGGCGGAAGCCTCCCGCTCTGCATCCACAAATGCGAACGCTACAGCCCCCAGCACGGTCGCCAGAGCAGCAGAAGGCAACAGCAGCTTGCCCAGTTGTACGGCAGATGCTCCGGCACCAGCGCCAATCTGGGCAATTGCCCTGGCGCCGCTGTTGAGGTCACCAGCAGAGATAGCATTTGCCAGCTGGCTAACGTTCTCTTGCGCCTGGCGAGTGCCAAGGTTGAGCTTGTCGAATACGGTCCCTTCGCCGTTTAGTGCTTTTAGCTTGCCGTTGATTGTTCCAACCGCAGCGGTGTATTTGTCGATGTCGATCTCCCCCGCCTTGTAGGCTTTGGAGAGCGTTTCGAGATCCTTGTTGTAGTTCGCAGTCGCGGCGCGAGCAGGGCTCAGCTTGTTGAGCAGCTTATCCAGGCCTTCGGTCTGAACACCCGTCGCTGCAGCAGCACGCTTGGTCGCCTCAGTTTGCTGATCGATTGTAGGGGTCAGCGTGTTGAGGTTTCTTTGAATTGCCGCGAAGTCAGTGACTGACGCCCCGGCTTTATCCATAGAGCCAGCGGTATTCGTCACACTGGTGGTAAGGCGCTGGTAATACTCGCTCGCCTCAAGCGAGGCCTTGGCGGTTTCCAAGAGCCGCGCCTTGGCCTTGTCTGTTTCTTCTGCTGCTTTAGCTTCTGCTGCCGCCAGCTTAGCTGCGGCTGCTGCTGCCTTATCGAAGCCCGCAGACACGTCATCGGCAGCCTTCTCGGCCTTTACCCCAGCCTGTGTGAGCTTGTCCAAATCCGTGGCGGCTTGCACTGCCTCACCGGACTCGACCTCAATGCCAAGTTGCGCGATGGTTCCAGACATGAGTGCTCCGCTATTTCGATTCGCTCATGACGAGCAACGCCTCAGCCTCCATGACGCGAACGTCCTGGAAGACCTGGCTTCTGTTTTTCTTGGGGATGCCGATGAGGGCCATGATCGCCGGGACGGCTGAGTAATCGAGACCTGTGCGCCCAGCCATACCGACGCGCCACTGGGTGCCCAATGCCTCCATGACGACAAAGGCTGGCCAGTTGTCAGGCAGAACCTCCACTGTCTCGTCGAGGTCTGCTGCCGATATGCCGAATTGGGCGAGCTGATTGGGCGGTGCCACAGGCTCGTACAGCGCCTGCGACACCTCTTTCAGTTTCCCAGGCGGGCTGCGGCGAACGCGTTCTGATACGCCTTAACGATCGCATCGGCTGCGCCGGCCGAGGTTTCAACCAAGGCGCGGATAGCTTCAGGCGTGAACTTGTCGTCGAACCCCCAGCCAACCACAAGATCGCTGACCTGCAGAATCTGATGCTCAATATCAGCGTCAGTGACATCCACGAGGGTGATGTCATCGCCCTTCTCTTTCAGGCGGTCCTGATAGTCCTTGGCAGATTGCTGCCAGCCCGCGAACAGCTTGGCCAATTCCTTTCGGTCGCGGTATTTGAATTCAAACGACACCTTGTTGAAGGTGCCTCCGACGCGAGGAATGTCCACATCCGCCTTGAACGTGGGGTTCTGGGCAATCTTGAACTTGGCCATGCGAATTCCTTACGACAGGTAGCGGGTTGGTTCGGATTGCAGGGCGAGGCTGACGGTACGGGTCAGCAGGTTGTTGCGCGATACCGCCGGCTGCTTGGAGAAAGAGATGAACGCGCCGTAGAGCAGTTGGTCGGTGCCGGGCAGGACCAGCCGCGCTGCTTGCACTTGCTTACCGGCGTCGGCCTTGAGCAGAACAGCGTTGAACGCCTTGGATGGGTCATCAGCGATGGTCAGCGTCATGCTGGCTGCTGACTTGTCGGTGGGAACCTGCTTGCCCTGGTCGTCCTCGAGGAAAACCACGTCCAGATAGTTCTGATCGCCGCCCGAGAAAGCCAGGTCAGACACTTGAGGCACTTGAACCCACGTGAGGATCTTTTTCATGCTGCCGACACCGCCGCCGGCGGGGAACAGAATCACGTCGCTGGTATCGATGCCTTCCAGCGTGATCGCAGTTGCCGTAGCGGCCTTCACGCGCACCACTTTGTTGTCCAGCTTGCTCCAGCCGGAGCTGAGCAGAACGATGTCGCCCACCGCAAGGGACGCACCGGTGACGGTAGCCACAGCTTCAGTGGCGTTCGACAGTGCCGAGAACAGCAGTACAGCGTCGTAAGTCGCCGCAACCTGGTAGTAGCCGCCGTTCGGGAGTTTGTAGCCCATGGGATTTTTCCTCTTTGCAGAAATGAAAAACCCCGCACTTGGCGGGGTTCAGGGTTTGCCCAATGGGCGGGTTAAGCTCGGTCGGCCCGGTACTGAAACGAAGCCGATACGGTGAGTGTGGTGTCATCGACGATGGCTGGCCCGGGTTCAACAGGCGTCAGCACCATCACTTCGAAGTCGCCCTGCTTGAGTCTCAGGAATGTCGGAAATAGCTCGTCGAGGTCATCTACCAGCCCTTCCGCATCGCCGGTGCCGTTGCCCGCCGGAGAAACGATGCTGATCTGGAAAACGCCTGTGTAAACCCGGTCCGTTCCTTCCAGCGTCTGGGTGCCTGTGCCGGCGGGCAGCGTGAAGGCGCGCAGGTAGGTCTCGTCATCACCAGGGTCGAATGCAACGCCCTGATAGGCGATCCGCAAGCCACGCGATGCTGCCCAAGCCGAAAGCCGCTGCTCGTAGATGCGGCGAATTAGTTGGTGAGACATTTGCCAGCCCTTTAGAATGGGTCCGTGCAGCTAGGGTCGCCCCCGAAAAGCCGATTAATCACCGGCCTGCTGCACTCCTCAAGTGATTACTCTGTGATGGAGACTGCAATGGAAGAAATCTGGAAGCCAATTCCGAACTTCGAGGGCTATTACGATGTTTCATCGTTTGGCCGAATACGCTCTATTGAGAGGATCGTCGGAAATCGCTGGGGAACCAGCAAAGGACGCATCATCCCGGCAAAGATCAAAGCATTCTCGCGCAACAGTCAGGGGTATTGCGCAGTCCACCTCTACATCGCCCAAAAGATGACGAAGTTTTATGTGCACCGCCTTGTCGCGGCGGCGTTCGTCGAGAAACGTCGGCGGGCATACCCAGGTCAATCACCTCGACGGTAACAAGGAAAACAATTCAGCCACTAACCTCGAATGGTGTAACGGTTCGGCCAACTGCATTCATGCGCTAGCGACCGATCTATACGAGTCAGCTCGTGGCGAGGCGATCGGCAGCGCTGTGCTGACCGAGGCAGCAATTATTGAAATCCGCGCTATGGCCGCATCAGGCCGCTATCACAAAGATATTGCCGAGTTGTTCGGCGTCGGGCGCAAGGCCATTACGAAGATAGTCAACAGACAGCGTTGGAAGCATGTGGCCTAAAGCTTGTTCCGCTCTATTGCTTCAAGCACCAATTGCTGAAATCTTGCAACAGTCACCCTGACCATTCCGTTGGGTGACTGACTGCTGTGACCAAATTCCAAAGGTATGGCGTAAGGCAGCGAGTTGGTGATGTAGGCCGTGTCGCCTGCCCTGAACTCAATCGCGCCGTCGACGATGCGCGCGGTGGATTTGCGGCCGCTCGGGTCGACCTCCTCCGTCGTGGTGTTATCCGGCGAGCCGATGCTGAACATCCAGTTGCCACGAAACCGGCCGCCGATGTAATCCTTGCCGGAAACGAGGCCGTTCACGTTGAAATTCTGCACTCGCTCGGCTTTGGTCAGCGGCTTGGCGTACTTCACGCCGCGCTTCAGGTTGCCGTTGCGGGTGAAGTTGCTCGGCGTCAGCGAGGTGATGACGTTGCGTACTTCGACGTGCTCGTCGTAGGCATCGGCCTCAGCCTTGTTCTTTGCTCGATGCGCCACGTTGGCTGCCCAGATCTCAGGGTTACCCACTGGTGACATGCGAATCACGCTGCTGCCGAGTTCGATCACGATCTCTCGCAGGCTAGCGTCGATTGCTTCCTTGGCCTGCTCAGCGAACTGGGCCAGGCTCAGCGCGAAGCTTCCGGACTGCCCGGCTCCCGCGCGGCTCATGACCGCACCTGCAGCTCGTAGAGCAGCGGAGTACCGGCTGGATTGATTTCTTTCAGGGGCGGGATGATTGACCAGGTCTTACCCTGGATCACCGCCTTGCTCAGCAGCGTTGGCGGCGCGGTAAGCCCGCTCGCGGCGATCTTCAATTTCTTATCGCCGACCTTGATCAGGCTGTTGGTCTGGAATTCTTGGCCGGTGAAGTCGAGCAGGATGCCTTGGGCGGTCCGCTCGGTGACTGTGTCCGGGCCGGTCTTGCCGGTGCCGGGGTCGTATACACCCTTGACCGTGTCGCGGAATGTTACCGGCTGACCGAACTCGGTGATCAGCTCAAGGGCCATCACGGCCATCTCGTCGTAGAAGGCCATGGTGGCTCCGATTTAGCCGTAGATTATGATCAGCTTTCGTTTTGCCGTAGCAACTTTGGCCATAACACCCGTCGCTCTTCCAGCATGGCGTTAGCGTAATGCGCGGCTTCGCCTGCCACGTCGATAGCGTCCGCCGGGCCTCTGCTGGATATTCCTGCAATGGCCGCGGCGGCATAGCGATCCCACGCCTCTAACTCAAGCTGGGACTTTCCTTTCTCTTGCGACATAGGGCTCTCCTTTGAATGAGCCCAAAACCTACCATCAGGCCCGCACAGCGAACAACCCACGTTTCAGAAGATAGTCAGCAAACTGCGTTGCACTCGGCCGATCCGGAGCTGCTGGCAGCAGCCGCGAACTATTACTGGGGATCACGGCGTATTCCCGGGTTACTGCCCCTTCGACCCGATCCACGGTGATCGCGCCCTTACGCCTTTCCGGTGGGTCGATGTCATCCGCGTGGATCTCAGCCGCCAAAGCCATCTGCCCGTATTCTATGCGGGCTGGCAGGTAGTTGTCGGGCTTGATCTCGCAATCTAGCTCGACACCACGTCGAGGCCAGGCCAGAGCCTGATCACTCGAAGTCTTCCTGCCCTTCCACGTCATGCCATCCATCGCCAAGGCGGCCCGGCGCAGCAATGCTTCCTGCGCCGGCTCGTCTGCCGGGATCGTCACGCCGAACTTTCCGGCGTAGATGACCAGATCGGCAGCGCTCGCGTAGCTTTCGGCATCAGGCTTTCCGGTGCCGTCCTCGACGATGAGTGTCATGGGTTATTCCGCTGGGATGAGGGCTTGAAGGTCCGGCTTCAGTGCATTGGCATCATACTCGATGCCCTTGGACGTCAGCCAAGCGCGCAGGTCTTCAACGTTCATTTTCTTCGGATCGGTTTCAGGACCGGTCTTTTCAGACTTGGCCGACCATTCCGGCTTCAGCTTGGCAGTGGGCGTCTTTTCAGCAGCACCGTCACGGCTGTCCGTAACGTTAGCATCAACGATGATCAGACCAGCCTTCTTGGCCTGCGCCTTCACGTCGCCCTCGTAACGGTGGAATGGACCTGGCAGATACCAGACGTTGTTCTCGCTCATGATTGCATCTCCGCCAAGCCGGGCACACGTCCCGGCTTAGACATCAAAGGGTTACTTGGAAGCGTCACCGATCAGGGCAACACCAGCGGTGTCCTTGATGCTGGTGGCAGTTTTGTCCCAGTTGGTGCCGGTGGCCAGCGCCGCGCTGGAAGGCGACTTGCCGCCGTTCGCGGTGTCCCAGGTGTAGCCCTTCAGGCCGAGGCCGAAGGTGTAATCGACCTGGATGGTGGTCTCGATACGGGTCTGACCGTTGTTGGTATCGACGTTCGAGATGATGTCGCGGCTGTCATGAACCAACGCTGCGCCGGAGGCCAGGCTGAGGATGATTTCCTTGTTCGGCGTGCCGGTCTGGGAAAGCGCCGGAGCATCGGTGACCACGGAGGTCTTACCGAGGATGTCCACGACACGAACGTTGCCGGCCAGGAACAAGTTCTGGGCGTTGGCCAGGTTCTGGCCGACCAGCTTATGCCAGGTGCTGCCGGTCATGACCTGAGCAACCAGGTTCTGACTGGCGTCGCCGAACTTGGCGTGCGAGCTGTTCAGGCCCGCTTGGGTGATGCCAGCAGTTGCCGACACGTCGTTGACTGCGGCGGCCTGCGCAGTGATCGCAGCAACCAGCGCGGCGATGGCGGTGTTCAGCTGATCCTTGAGCAGGATTTCAGCGAACGCGCGCGACGCCACTTCAATACCTTGAGCGGTCGGACGCTGCAGCCAGGTCATCTGGGATGGCTCGTAGCGAACCGGGCCGAAACCACCGGCCACCTTCACGGTGGTGTTCTGCAGCTCGGTCAGGTCGACCGGAGTTACAGCAGCCTGGGCGGCGTAACGGTTCACGCGACGCTGGGCTGCGCCGAGGTTCTGGAAGAACGACTCTTGCAGGAAGTCGCCAGTGAAGCCATCCGGAGACAGCACGATCGCGCCGTTGCTGGCAGCGTTGAACGCCGCGAGCATTTGATCCAGGGTCTCCAGAGTCGCCGGCATGACGTAATCGTTGAAGACCTGCATTTGAGACAGGGACATGGGTTATTCCTTAATTGAGAGGGAGGTCCGGGAACCTGCTGGCGATTGCCGCAGTGCGTTCCGTTTTAGTGCCGCCGATGTTTCCTTTTGCGGCCCCGCCGCCATTCCCAGCACCAGCAGCCCCGCCGCCCGATGCCTTACTGCCAGCGATCAGCGGCGCGAACGCCGTGTCGTTGGTGAATTCTGCTTTAAGCTCATCCAGCGTTGCCGCCGAGAGCTTGCCCGCCTGATCGAGAACCACGACGGTTGGTTTACCGTCACGCAGTTCAACGCTCAGGCGGCGTTCGATATGGGGAAGCAACGCCTTGGCGCTGCCTGGGATGGCCAATGCTGCTGCGATGTCGGTCGCGGTGCGGCCCACGGTCAGATCCCTGATCTGACTGCCAAGGCTGCCACGCTCCTGTTCGAGCAATCCGTTCAGCTCAGCTTCGCGGCGGTTGTATTTTTCCGACCAGGACTTTTCGAGCTCTTCGACGTTGCCGGACTTGCGCGCGGCTTCTTCACGCTCCAGGCGTGCTGCCTCTTCGGCATCCTTGCGGGCCTTCTCGGCAGCTTTCTTCTCGCCGAGCAGCTCTTCGACCTTGGATTTCAGGCCGGAAACGTCTTCCTGTTGCGGCAGGCCTTCAATACCGAGGACAAACTTGCCTTCCTTCTCGGTGTAGAGCGATTTAACGGAGTCATCGAGACCATCAAGAGTGTCCAGCTGATATTTCAAACCCATTTGCTTGTCTCCCAGAGACGATTTGCAGGCCCGGCCCGCAGATATGAAAAAGCCCCGTCAGTGACGAGGCTTGTGAAGTTGATTTGGTGTTACCTGGCTTTACGCCGACTAGGCTTCGATCTGAAGCTGGCTTGGCGGTACGATCTCGATCCAGCGATCCATGCCGTTTCGAAGTCGATAGTTTATTAGGCTATCGTCGTCTGGGCGCACGTTGTGAAATCCTTTCTCTGCGTCCCAATCTACCCGGAAAATACTCCAATCATCCTTATCGTTCTCGTCGCGCCCTTCATATATAGCAACCATAAATCTTCGGCATATATCCCCCGCAACAAATGGAGGTTGCTCGCTTGCATCTTTCCATCCGAACCCAGAATTCATAGCCTTGACTCACATCAGTTAATTGGGCTGTAAGACTTGCAGGCGCTCGGTTAGCCGCCCGAATTAAGCCTTACCGAAACGATAAAGAGAACTGGACAGCATTATCCCTGCGCCATATCCAATCCGTCTTTTGATGGCATGAACGGCACAAGGCCTCAAGGTTTGAAAGCTTGTTCGCTTGCAACTTGTTCTTCGACTGATGGAAGGGTGTCTTGTGATTCACATCCAAGCGCCTGCCATTGTCAGCCTCTGACTTGGCGCATCGCTCGCAGCACCTGCCAGCCTTTTCTCGCACGCTCTCGGCTATGGCAAGCCAGTCGTGTCCACGAAACCCAGCTTTATGGGAGCCGCCTTGCCAGTTGGGATGTCCGCCGAGCGAATACCTTTCAGACTGGGCCTTCCGGCGTTCATCGGTATAGGGATAAGCTTTATGGCTGCACTCATCGCTGCATGTTGTTTTGGTTGATGATATGTAGAACCCATGAGATGCATTGTCCCAGCGTATTGGCGTGAAAAGGGCTTCGCACCACTTGCATGAGATTCCCGCTTGAACTGCTCGCTTCCCCTCACAATCGCTCATGCAAAAAGGCACAAACGCCGCGCTGTAAGCAGTGCAGTAACGACCGTTCCGCGAATGAATCCTTACCGGAGTGAAAGAGATTCCACATCCAGGGCATTGCATGTTCCCCGGTCGAAGCGACCTGGCCATGCAGGCCCTAGAGCAATACTTCGAATTCGGCTTCAGTGAGTAGCTGGCCCCGCAACCTGCGCAACTACGCATGTTGCGCTCGGCCGCTTTCTTCGTCCGCAATGCTAATGCGCACCCCATGGAGCAGACGACTTTGTTAGGGTTTTTGGAGAGCTGCTTCGCCGTTAACTGTTTGCTGCAAACAGGGCACGCACGTAGAATCGCCTCAGCCATATTGACCTCTCATCCAGGTTGGCTTGGTTAGAAGCCCGACTGGTGTTAGCGCACCGTCGGGCTTCGTTCATTCTACATCAGTCAAGACCTGCTTTGGCGAATGCCAAGGGCTCCAGTCTGATCATCTCCGCAAGGGTCAGCGGCATAAAGTTGCGGTCGAGCTGCATTTCGGAGAACCGTTCGACGGTGAGGCCGCCATCGCGGAGCAGCTTTGCTCGCACGGGACCGATGGCCTTGTCCTGAAATGCAGCTGGCTGCTGGGTGAGCCAGTCGTAATAACTGAGGTCCGCCCTCACCTGCTGCGGCCCACTGTCACCGACTGAGGCGCGCGTGCCGTCTTTCGAAAGCAGCGCGCTGAATCGCGTGATCGCCACCACAGTTGATCGGCAGTTGATGTGAATAGGCGGCCGTGGCCCTTCGATCAGCTTGAAGCGCCGGCCATCCAGCGTTCGGCACTGGGCAGTCGTCTTTGAATCCAGCGTACTGACCCACTCAACCGACTGAACGACATCGCTGTTTTCCTTCAGCGTCTCCATTCGCGCCTGGGTGGCGACGTGCTGGACTGCTGTGTGTACGACTGAACCGGCATTGCGGTTGGTTGTAGCCAAGATGCCGTCGTTGAAGTTGAGCGCCTTGGTCCCGCGGATGTTCTTGATGATCTGGAAGTTGGTCTGGCCTTCGAAGAAGCCCTGCCTGATCGCACCTGTGAGGCGTTGCCGTTCAGTTGAAGTGAAGCCTTGGATGAACGGGTCGAGCAGCTTTCCGCCGTCCGCCCCGCGCACGCTGAGCGGGTTGGTGAGGATTGCCGCCCTGATCGCAGCAGAGCCTGGCAAGGCGGCGTCGAACGTGATGCTTGGCGGTGCTGCGCGCGTCAGGCTTGTTGCCTCGAACTGCGCCTCGTAGTTGGCGATATCCACCAGGTCGAGATTCAGCTGATCGGTAAACCGGTCGAAGATGCCCAGCAGCAGGCTGTCGACTTCCTTCAGCAGGCGCTCAAGACGCACCGCGGTGTAGTCGGTCAGATCCGCCTTGGTCAGCCGATCGCGAAGACTGCGATCAATTTCCTTCAGAAACGGGGCGAACTTCTTCACCTCGCCCGACTTCAGCTGCTCCAGGAAGACCGCGTGCCGGATGGTGGCGTCAAGGATTGCTTGGTTGGCCGCCATTGCCGGTTACCCCTGTCTCGTCGTCCAGGCCCAGTCCCGCCGAGTCCGTTTCCAGCTCGTCGCGAACCTGATCGTCCGTTTTCTCCGGATTGATGATTCCGCGATCGCGCAGGTACTGCCAGAAGTCGGTCACCGGCAGGCGACCGCCCTGCACGGCGTTGAACAGCGCGGCCATGATGTTCGCGTCCAGGCTGATCTGCGTGAAGTCCTGATTCAGCTTGTACTCGGCCTTGCCAGTGGCATCGGTGAACTCAGCCATCCATGCCAGGCACTGGGTGTAAGCCTCGCTGACGTTGCTGACCACCAGAGAAAGCACGCTATGTTCGGCGGCGCTGTCATTGTCTGCCTGCGTTGCGGTCTTCACCGCGCTGCCGCGCTCGATCAACCGGGCCCCCAAGGAGACCAACTGCTCTTCCTTGGCGTCCATGGCCTCTTTGATCATCGTGTTGGCCTGAGCCTGCAGGATGCCAGCCGAACCATTTGCCGGCAGCGGCAGGATCGCGCGGGAGCCGAAATAGATGCCCTTCTCTTCCAGCATCTTGACCCACTGCTCATCGAGCCCGGCCATGAACACTTGCGGCTGCCCCATCAGAAACGCCGCGTCTTCATAATCGGCGCTGTTCCGGTAATGGCCGATGTTGACCTCGGCCATGTCGTACAGCGGTGAGTCGTCGATGCTGGTGTCGTTGTTCTCGCTGCCAAGGAACTGGAACGGGATCACCTTCCACTGCTGGCCGGAGCCGTTGAGCGGGGTGAACGGCGGCACGATCATCTCAGTGACTGCCGATCCTTCCTGCCAGACCTCTTGCGTGTAGATGCCGGCGGCGTCAAGCCTCAGCACACGGTACTGAATTTCCTGTTCGCTGCCGAAACCATCGTCTGTGTCCACGTCGACCGTCTCACGCAGAACCACCAGGCTCAGCAGGTGCTGACCGCCGACCTGACGGGTTTTCCAGTTGCGAATGGCCTCGGCCGGGTAGCTGCTGACGTTCGCCCGGGCGCGACCCGCGATCTCATCGGCCTTGCTGACGCTGCCAGCCTCGACCGCTGCGTAATCCACAAGCAGGCCGTGACGACCAACTTCGAGCAGATGCCCGATGACCGATTGAGACTGCTGGTAGATGCTGACGCCCTGCCCGTCGATGTCCTTGGACACGTATTCGAGTGCGCCAGGCGTGGTGAGCGTCGGCCAGGTGCGGAACACCGCACCGACCAAGCTGTGTTTCGTCCGACCCGTTGCGTTGTAGAAGACGGCGCGAGCCTTGTAGCCCTTGTACCGCTCTGCGTTCTCTTTGCTAAGGTCATGAGCGTTTGGCTTTGGCAGATACAGCTCGCCAGCGGCTTTGATGGTTTCGGAGCCTTTGCAGACGTCACGCACCAGGCGCCAGCGGTTCTTCGCCGCGTCGTACTCGGGGCGGGTGAATGTGACGTCATTGGCCATCAGCGAGCAAACCCCATATTCAAGGTGGTGACCGGTTTAATGATCGGGAAGTCTTTGTGGATGAAGTAGCCGCCCGCGTCGTTCGCGTGGTCATTGCCTTGTGTCTTGTCCGGCTCGCCGTTGGGCGCCCAGATTTGCTGTTCAAGGCCATCGGCGTAGGTCGGGCAGGTAAACGGATTGACCTTGTAGCGGCGCTCGCCCTGCGCGTTGCAGAACATGGCGTTCATGGCATTGATCCGGTCTTTCACCGGCGGGTTTGCTGCTGGAGCGATCACCGTAAACCCGGCCTGCTTGAGCATGGCGATGTCAGTCAGGCTGGCATTCACCGACTTGCGCGAGTCGCCCGAGGCGTCCGGGTAGATCCGGATCTCGCAGGTCTTTTCGAAGTCGTTGCCGTTGTAGCGCCAGTAGCGCTCTTTGATGCGCTTGATCATGTCCGGCGTGTCATAGCCGTTCATGAGCTCGTCAACGGCGCACGGCATTCCCTGATCACGCTTCACGTGGGTGATCGCCGCCATCTTGCCGACGTTGAAGTCCATCCCGATGAACAGCGGCTCACCAGGCTCGACCTTGTCAAAGCACTGGTTCAGCTTTCGGTCGTACGCGTGGTAGATCGAGCCAGACGTCAGGTTAACGAACTGGCCGTTAAGGTAAGCGCGTATCAATTGAGCCGGGTACGACTCCATCAGCGATGGGATGTAATCGTCGGGCAGGTTCAGCTCGTTATCGAACGTGCTGGCCTGGATCAGGCCGTACATGGAAGCGAGCGCGGGTTTCTCCCGGATCTGCTTCATGAACTGCTGGTAGACGAACTTGAAGCCCTCAGGCGTCGTCGTCACGTCCACGCCGTTCTTAAGGCCCGGCACGTTGTAGCGCATCCGGGCAATGATCTTGCGCCAGGCATGCTGAGCCTTGAGCGCTGGGAGAACATCAAGCTCATCGACCAGCGCGTGCCCGATCTTGAAACCGACAATGGTCTGCGGCTTTTCCATCGAACGACATATCGTCGTGCTTCGGTACTGTCTCCCGCTGTAGAAATCGACCTCTTTGTCGCTTTCCTTGGTCCTGACCTTCAGGCCCCAGTCGTAAGCCACTTCCTCAATCGTTGGAAAGAAGATGTCTCGAATCTGCGGATAGGTCGGAGCGAAGTAGCCGGAGTTGATGCCCGGCCATTCCCATACGTGTTTGCAGAGAGCTGCACAGCCCACCCACGTCTTTCCCGAACCGAACCCTGCAACGAATCCGCGAAACTTATGCGGTAGCTGGAGGAAGTCAGCCTGGGGAACGTTCAGGCTCGGCATCCCGCTTCCTCGCATCAATTACGTGAACCGACACGGCGGTTGGAACAACTGGCTCCTCGTCCGCATCGGCTTTCTTCTGCCGGTTGACGTACATGTCGCCGGTTTCTTTGGCGGCCTGCTCCAGAATCTGCATGGCGAGGACAATGTTCTTCATCGTCTCAGCCTTCTCAACGAACCGGTTCATGGCTCGTAACCGGAACGCACGGTTCGCGATCGGTATATCTGCTGTCTCTTCACGAAACCGCTTCCGGGTGTCCTCGAACAGCGTCACCCAGCGCTTCGCCAAGTTCACGCCTGCTCGCTTGGTCGGGTCATGCTGTTCAACCTGCTGACGGGTCACGTCAACGTTGAATTCCTGCTTCACCGCCTGTGAGACTTGGGTGGGAGTGTCGAAGCACGCCAAAGCCTGAACGATGAAGGCTTTCACATCGCTTTTCAGGGCTGCCATAGATTTCCATCCGTCTCATGCCTGTCTCACTTCAGGCCGACTTGAGCAGACAGGTTCCGCAGGCCCTCGAAATATTCAGTTTCCCCACCTCAGCGGGTTTGTTTGCAGCGTCGACCATGGCCTGAACCTCAATGCTCGCACCATAGCGACGGACCACACCGACGAACTCTTCGACGTCGTGGCCTTGCAGCTTCAGCTTGGGCGCGCCGTCCTGAGTGAATGCAGGCTGACCGTATTTGTCAGTGGCCTGAGCCAGGTGATAGAGCTCGTGCTCAACGAGGGCACAGAACTCGGTATCGCTGCAGTTCGAGCAGTAGTCCGCAGCCAGCGTGATGATGAAGGCCGGCACACCGCCGAACCAATCGAACATCTGCTGTTCCATCCGGGCCTTCTGCCAACCACCTGCGCGGAAGGCAAGCTGCTCGGCCTGGCCCAGCACGCGACGACCCTGCTTCTCGAAACTGGACGATGCCCACATGACCGCGATATCGGCGTCAATCAAGTGAGCATGGTCTTCGTTGTGGATGCTGCCGGTGTCAGCGAGGATCTCGGTCTGTATCCATTCCCACACTTCAGGTGCCGGCTCAAGGCGGATGCCGAGCATACTGAGCTCTGACATCTCTTCGAATGACTTGGGAGGGAATGGTCGCGCCATGTGGGTCTCGCTATGGATTTGGCGCGACCGAGTTTTTTAGTTCAGATCACGCCCGAGCGCAGCTGTGAGCGACTGTGCCAGCACGAAGTACTGATGCCGGTAGTTTCGCTCAACATGAAATGGCTGGTCGTCCGGCACTTCAGAGGTTATCCGCTTGTCACGGTCAATCTTGAAGTGGAAGACCTCGACCCACCTGTCCCGATCTAACTCATCACGGTCCTTGCGCTCGAAGACATACTTTGCATAAACGCCTTTATTGCCGAGACGAATCAGGCACCTACCTCGAGCGACTCCAAACGGAGACTCGATTGCCGAGTCCAAACCGTCCGAAGAAGGCGTAATCGACAGGCCAAGCTTGGCACCGTCATCGTCTGTCAATTCTGCTGCCAGCTTCTCGATCGCTTGCTTGGCATTGAATCGCAACTCCGCTGCCTCTGCGCGGGCGAATCTTGTATTGTCCAGGTCCTGCGGCGTTAGCTTTTTGTAATCCATGACAGCCTCCCTTAGTGAGAGACCATTATGGCACCCGCGAAATGCGCCACGAAACGGACGTATCTGAATTTGTGGCGCGGGTCAGCTGTATGCCTTCCAGCCTGCTTGAAACTTATTAGGTTGAATGGTCAGCCTGAGGTATCCCAGCACTGGCAGGTTCAGGGTGGCCGAGCCATTCCAGCCTGGCTCAGACTTGTATGTTCGAGTCGATCCAAAGCCGGACGGGATCATCTTGTTCGTCTCTTGCCAATGAAGAGCCCAGCGCCATGTGATCGAGTTACGCCAGTGGAGAGAAGCCACCATCACTCCAGATCGAGAGCCGCCATTTCCACGCATGCGATTGAAAAGATTCAGCGGTCCAATTTTCATGGGAAAGCCTCGGCTTGGTATGTAGGTGATGGTTCGGTACGAATTATTCGTTAGCAGGAGGTTCGCGCAGCTTCGATTGCTGCACCACCCGGGCAACCGCAACCGCCACACTCAGCGCCATGTTCACGCTGGCGAACACCAGCGGGTTAACTGCTCCCTGAAACACCGACCAAGCGACAGCGGCAGCGTTAACCGCAGCAATAAGCGCGGCGATCTGCACACTGGTCATTCGCCAGGCTTTCCGCCATTCAGGGATGAGGGCCATGTTCTGTGTCCGAGGGAATGAGTTTTTCGAGGCTTTCGGCGTAGCGCTTCCAGTCGTCACGGCTCTTCGTCACGCGGCGCAATTCGGCCTTTGGGGTTTCGGGCTCAGGACACGCCGACGGGGCAGACGTGAACCGGAAAACCGTTGTCTTGTGCTCGGCTGGTTGCCGGGTTCCTGAGTCTTGCTGTGCGCAGCCGGCAAGCAACAGCACCACAACCAGTGCGCACCTCACTTTGGCCGTCCGTTGAGCGTCAGCTGCTTCACGGCATCGGTGAGTGTGTCCACACGGTATTCCTGCTTCTCTGTCGAGGTCTTCACCACGCCAAGCGTCACTCCGTACGAGTCGAGTGTTCGCTCGATGGAGCCGATCCGTTGGATGGTCACGGCCTGGGTGGTCTGGTAGTTGTTAAGAGCCACCTGGAGGGATGACAGCGAGGACACCACGTAGCTGAACGCGGCGAGGGCTCCGAGAGAGATAACGGTTTGCAGGATGGGCACGATGAGCTTGAACATCGTACTGTCAGCGATGCGCGAGACTTCAGTCATGGTGACATCCGGAATAAAAGGCCCGAGACATCCGGGCAAAGGAGCGCTGGAGGAGCAGCACGATGGAAGCATGAGGGCCTAATAAGGGCCACTTTGAAACGCAAAAACCCGGCGCATTGGCCGGGTTTCGATGTTCGTGTGCGTCGGTGGTGAGTTGCGCACTATGGCGCTAAATCTTTTCCAGCCCATTGTTGATGCGCATTTTCTTGAGCTTGCTCATGGGAAGCCCCTTGGCGTCCCAGTGGTAACCATCATCGTTCCAGGGACAAATCAGGCCAGTGAGCCCCAAGCGTATGCGCTCATCGCGATCCCGGGAAAGCCGATGGCACATCAGTTTAACTGGATCCAGGTGGAACCACTCACCACGCACGTGATGCTCTTGAAGTTCACGATGGAGTGCTGACTCTGCTCGCAAGCTTCCACGGAACACGCAATGTATGAGTAGAGGTTTTGGCGATCCAACCTGCATCCCGATTAAGCGCGAGCTTAGCTCTGTGGCGTATCCTACTTTTGCAAACGGCTCGCCCGCCATCCCAACAATGTAGACAGCCGGAAGTCCCTTCCATGCAGGAGGTGGCGCTTTAGGTTTTGGCTGGTGAGCGGCGCAATAATTTGTCTTGCCCAAGGCATCCCGCAGACAACGCGAGCGCTGGCAGATGCTTGGCAGATGGGAGGTTTCCATAAACAGAATTCTTTGGGTCTGGGTCAATTTGTTCCCCTTGGCCCACCCCTGCGATTGAACACGTCCTAACCAAGCGCACGTATCACAGGATGGGCAGATAATGGCTCATTGGATCAATTTTCGTCAAGCTGCTTCTGAAATAAGCAGACCTTCATGCTCAAGAATGTGCCCGACTTCGACTAGCGCCTCGTCAACAGCCCGCTCAAGCGCTTTGCGAATTTCTCGCCTCCACCGCTCCTGGGTCTTCACCGGGTGCGGCTCATCGGTCCAGTTGTCCATCTCGTACCAGCCAGCAGGCAGGACATTCGTTGAGCGCTTTCCCTCAACACCCAACAGCTTTGGCAGCGCCCATGTCACAACCGCGCAGTGACGGAATCGCTCGGGCGCCGGCGAACGAATCGCCTTGGTTAGCTCGGTTATTGCTGCATGCTTGCGATCAGTATGTGTCGAGTACTTAGCAACCAATGAACGCCATTGGGGAGCACTCAAGCCCTTATGAAGGCGACCGAAGACCCAGCAGTCTTGAAGGAATGCCGCCTCTTTTCCGAGAATCTCTCCGCTCTGCTTTGCGCACTGGACCTTCGGCTCGAAATCGCACCCTCCGGCACTGTTGATCGTTTCAGCCGCAAGAGCCCGCACCACTGCTGACACCACATTGCGATAAGTCATGCTGCTCTCCCCTTCAGCTCTTTGGTCTTTGCCCGGTAAAGCGCTGTCAGCGCCTTCAGGTCGTCGTCTGCGATGGGTTTCTTCCCGGGCCTTGCGAAAACGGCATCAATCGGATCAATGCCTTCTCTGATCCGGTTGACTATCGATCTCACGGACACGGTTACGCCTGGCTCCCGATGCCACTCGGCAGCGGTCATGGTGTGACCCTCGATGGTTATGGCGACTGCGTTGCTTCTTTCGTACTTGTGATTCGTCTTGCGTGGCGGCGGGATAGGCTTGCGCCCGTTGTGGGTGACCTTGTCGCCGAATAGCGCTTCGAAATCCGATGCGCCTGCAGCCTTTCGGAACAGTATTGTTTTGCCGCTTACGTTCACTCTGGGGTCGCGAGCCCAGGCTGTAGCTGTATCGCGCCGCCCCTCAAACTCGATGAGTCCCACACTGCTACGGAATTCATGTGACTCAGGCCTGAAGCCGCGCTTCACGTTACAGCCACGGCACAGAATCCTGAGGTTCGATGCAGTGTTGTTCTGACGATCATCGTCAATGTGGTCTACGTGGCAGGTGGCCCACGTTTGCGGCAGGCCACAAAGCTCACATGGACGGCATTCCGGCCCTACAATCGGCCACATGACAAAGCGGTGCTCAAAGACACAGTTCGTCTTGTTCGCCAGGGGATGACCGGGCTTGTACAAAGTGATGTAGCCGTTCGGAGTGACATATCGAAGGGCGCGCCCTATCGGCGTCTTCACGACGGTTCCGTTCCGACGCACGCGGAAGTAGTGCATTTTACAGAGCTTCGCCGCCTTGTAGGACGCTTCACGCTCACAGTTTTCTACGCTGCATTGCATTGAATTCGAGCCTCCAAGCGACGACACTTTTTGGTGAAAACTGCCTTGATTCGCTTCAAGTACGGAATGTCATGGCGGGCAACCGAATGATTGCTTTCGAGCCAATCGACTTTGGTCTGCCCGATTTTCTCGATCAACCTTGGCCTGTACCCAGCAATGTTCCCGCTCAGGTGGTTATTACAAATGGAGCAAGCACGGTGCATGTTCCAAAGATTGAACCTGATGTGGGGGGCTGCACCGACGCTACGGAAGTGCGAGCAATGCCACTGCCCTCCCCACGACGCTGGCTTGTCGCAGCTGATGCAGCCGAGATGCGCATCGCGCAGGCGCACGTAGCGGTTGATCACTGCTTGGGCTTCCTTCGCGTATTCCGCCCTGCTCTTCAGCTTCTCCTTACGCGCTCGGACTTCCTTGCGCTCAATCTGAGCCAGTGCCTTGCGGGCCTTTTCCTGGTTCGCCGGAGCGATGGCCAGGCCGCACGCCCAGCCGCATACCTTCTGCCCCAGCTTGGCCGGCACGAACTTGGTGGCGCATTCCGGATTGGCGCAGGTCTTCTGCTTGCGCGCCGGTGGCGACTTCTTCACTGCCTGTCCGATCACAGCCCACCTCCAAACTGATACTCCACCTGGTGGTGCTGATACCCAGCCTCAATGAGCGTGACGAAGCAGCGGGCGGCGCTGATGAGGGTCTTAATGGTCTTCATGCCGACCTCCAGATCTGCGAGCGGGTCTTCTTTCCGTTCTTTTTTGCGTCGCGAATCACCTTGCGCAGCTCTTCCTGCCCTTGCCTCAATGTGATTGCGCCGGAGGTAATGCGCTCGACGAGGTCAGCGCGATATGAAGTGCTGTCTGCGACAATCCCCTGCTCCTCTGCTATCTGCAGGGCGACACGCTTGTCTATACGCCGGTCGTACCAATCACGGCGGCTCATGCGGCCACCTCGCCCAGCAGATCGCCGAAGTACACGCCCCTGCTGCTGAAATCCGCGACGATGCGATCGGTGTAGGCGATGCCCTGGGCGCGGTTGAACAGGCTGGTCACAGGGAAGCCGTCCGGACCGAGCAGCTTGCAGTCACCCATCAGTCCGAGCTTTTCCTCGTAGGTCAGATGCTTCGTGGTCCGGTGCCAGGCCGCGCGATAGTCCTCGTCCTCGTTGATCAGGATCTGAACACCGTGGTGAAGCTTGCAGTACTTGCGCGCATCACTGGCGTTGCCGATCTGGGTCATCTCGGCGATGCGCTTGTAGAAGGCGAACCACAGTGCGTTCTGATCCAGCGTGCGGTCCTTGCCCGGGCGCAGGGAGACCACGACGAACTTTTTGTCGCGGTACATCGCCGTCATGCGGGTGATGGCTTCAGTGAGCTTGGATTGGCAGTTGATGCTGATCTTGTCAGTCATGGCTGGCCTCCTTGCTCATGGCGACATAGCCAGCTTCCTTCTCTGGCGAGTAAAAACCAGCCCCCACAACCTCCTCGTACAGCTTGCGCATTTCGGTCAGCGCGCATTCCAGCATCCGGGCATGGCTAACGCCCTCATACCCTCGCTTACGCCCCATAATCGTCTGGTCGTAGTAACCAGGACAGCCAAGGGCGTGATCGTTACGGATAGCCATGCTCATCAACAAGCCAGGCGATGGCTGTAGCGAAACAAGAACTTTGCCTTCGCGCTCTTTGCGCAACGCCTCGTTCTCACCCTTGAGCCTTTCAATCTCCCCCTTAGCAGCCTGAAGGGTGGCGTGTAGGTCGGTGTTCTCGGTTTTGAGCTGGTCGCGCTCAGCCTTCAGCGCATAGACCCAGTCGACGAATTTCCCAAGGTCAAGATGCTGGTCCTCAAACCGTTTCTCTGGCTGGCAGCCGCCATGGGGGGCGCACATTCCAGAGGTCTGGCATGGCATCATCGTTTTCCGACAAATCAGGCCGCTCATTTGAAAACCCCCGCGATGTTCACAGGCGCAGTAACCCGCTGAACTTTGTGGTGCAAGCCATAACCGGCTACCACGACGATGATGGTCAGGACGATCCAGATTCGGTTGGTCATGGCCGGGCCCCCGAGATGACTTCACGACGGCCATGGCTGTCGATATCAGTCACCACGCCGCGCTCGACCAATTTGTCCATAAGTCGACAAGCGCTGCCGTAGCCGATCCTGAAGTTTCGCTGCAGCGCAGAAATAGAGGCCCTGCCCGTCTGGAGAACGAAGCTGGTTGCCATGAGCAAATTGTCCCTTTCCTGCTGCTCCAATTGCGCAAGAAGGGCTTTCACGTCAGGACTGATGGCTTCATCCGCCATCGACTCACATGCCGCCTGCCACACCACCCAGCGCTCGACGTGAGCCTCGTAGGTGGTCACCGTCGAATTGCGCAGCTCGGTCAGCACGTAGCGCGAGGTTTCAGGGTTCCAGGTTACGCCAGCAGGAACTGGGAATTTGGTTTCGAATTGTTCGCGACTGGTCATCAGGAAACCCTCTTTGCAGCGAGCTCTTCAGCTTGGCGATTCAACAGCGCGCGGCGCTCGGCCAGTTCGTTAGCGGCCTGGATCTTCATCTCCAGCCGGCGCTCTTCGGACGCGGCATTCATTTCGGCCATGTTGTCTTTGATGACCTTCAGCTTGGCCCTGACGTCTGCGCTCGGTCGTGAGACGGTCCCGGTCAGTAACCCGGCGACGGCGCGCCCATCCTCGGTAACAGGCGCGATTCGCAAGTCAGCGAGATACTTCGTGCCAGCGTCTTGGCTGATCAGCTGCGAGCGAACGGCAGACTCAATCGCTTGAACGCGACGTGCTTGGTCGTAGCCGAGGGAAACCTCCCACTTGAGAGGCGTTCCCTCTGCGCGCGCTGAGCTAACCAGACGCTCATAGGCACTGAGGAAAGCCATACGAGCGCCGACCTTATCGCCAGCGTCGAGAATCGGCCCAGACGCGCTCATGGCCTGCCTGATCTCTGGAGTCAGTACGACGGTGTCAAACTCATCACTGGCAGCCATGGCGATCGACCAGGCCTCATCCTTTCCCGGACGGCCGTCCGCTGCCTGAATGCGCTGCAGGATGGCTCCAAGGGTCAAGCGTCCAGTCAGTTCGCGGCGACAGCTCCGCAAGGCGCTGGCGATCACCTCGATGGTGTGCTCTGCCAAGTCCTCGGCCATCATCTGGGCAGCGCTGGGGCTTATGGTCTGCCCGAGGGTTTCCGCAGTAGCGCAGATCGCCATCGCGAGCTCTGCTTGATCATCGAATGAAAGCATTGCCACGCCCTCCCCCGTTGCGGATAGCGGACGCTGCCTGCTGTGCAGCGTTGATGTTGGCCTGCGTGTTCTCCATCTGGCGGGCTGTAGTCGCGTTCATCTGGCGATTGGTAGCCCACTGGGTGCGATAGCTCTCAGCCTTGGCGAGCAGCGATCCGATGTCGTGGAAGTTGCGGATGAGGTACGAATCGTTGATGCCGACGAAGAACTGGGCGACCGCTGCCGCTTCACCACCAAGACGTTTCCAGAGTTCAACAACTTGGCGATTGACCTTGGCATTGCGAACAGGCGTTGCGCCGTATCGGTCCTGGTAGGCACTGGCATAGGTCGCCCAGATTCCACGACAGGCTTCCTGCTTGGCTTCGTCACCTTCGGATTTTTTCTTGGCACGCTTTGGCGAAGCCGGAGCGAGCGCCTGTGAAGTAGTCTTGTGTGTAGTCTTCTGTGTAGTCTCTGTAATAGTTGTGCCGTTTCGGTCGCACTTGTCTGACCCTTTGGGCAGAACTTGTTGTGCCGTTTGGGTAGAACCAGTTGTGCCGTTTGGGCAGGACTTGTTGTGCTCTTTGGGCAGTACAGGAAGAACCTTCTCGCCGGACAGATAATCGAGCAGCAACTCGGTGTCGACACGGAAATGCATTTTTGCCGGAACGCCCTTTCTGACTTCTTCCAAGAGCTGGATCTGTCCCAGGCTCTTGCGTGCAGTGCGCACCTCTTTGCATGACAGGCCGATTTCGACCTCCCATTCAGATTCGGTTTTGTAGAACCAGCCATCGTTGGTCTTTTCGGTCCAATAGACGGCTTGAGAAAGGAACTGAGCGGCGGATGCGCTCAACCCGAGAACGCGCCTGAAAGCCGGATATACGGCTACGGCGCTTCCAGCCAATTCAGTGAGCTGCATCCTCAACCGACCTTTGCTTATCGCATGTAGTGCTGCCATAATGGTTCTCGCTGATTGCTGTACTTAAGAACCACCGGGCCTGGTGGTTTTTTTGTGCCTGAAATTCAGGCGACCTTTACGGACTGCTTGAAAACTTCCAGGCTGACGATCACCTCGTCGGCTTCCTTGATCAGTTCCGACTTCTCGCGCGAGCACACATGCCCATCCGACTGTGCGTCGTAGGCCAGTCGAGTCACGTCAGCGAGATCTACGTGCAGGCGCATCAGCGCCGAGTTCAGGTCGGTAGGTGCAGGCTTCTCTTTCGGGACCAGGTCAAATCCGAAGTGCTCAGCCCAAGCTTTCAGCGGGCGGAAGTCCTCGGTGTACTTCATGATCCGGTGCAGTTCCTGCACGTTCATCTTGTGGCTGTCGTAGTCCGGGTTGGCTTTCTGCGACAGCAAAGTCCGCGAAGGAAAACTCGCGCCCTCGGCGATCTTGCTCGCGCCGTGCGTGTCCACCACGTCGTAGATGGCCTTCATCAATTCCTGCATGTCACACCTCGAAAATTGTTACGTGGCGTTACGCCACCAGCGACGCGATCATTTGCTTACCAACTGATCAAGGACGTATCCATGACCGACTCTTCCGAACTGCAAGGCGAGATAACCGCCCTCTGCTGCTTTGTGGGTGCCTTGGCATCCACCCTGCCCCTGTCTTCTCAGATGAGGCTCTGGCCTGCGTTCGAGCAGAAGGCCAGTCAGTTACGTGATCAGTTGAGCCAAGAGGCTCTACGCGGCTTCGAACTGGCGACGATCTCGCTCAGCTCGAAGCGCGGTTAGGCCGCTGTCTTTTGGGAAGGAAACGGACGCTGCTCCAGCGCCGTAAGACTTCCATCCTCATTGCAGAAAACAACGACGTCTCGGCCGACTCGGATGGCCTTGCTCAGGGCTCCTTGAGTGCAGCCAAGCATCTGCGCGGCCTTGGTATGGCCGTGCTCTTTTGCGAATTCAGAAAGCGGGATACGGCGCATTGCGACGTCCTCTACGTGTTTGCTCGGCGCCAGTATGACCGCCGGTATTGTTGCCAGTCAATACCGGCGATATTGGTTGCACGAATACCGCAGGTATTATGATTTGTGGATGACTAAAGACTCTCGAAGACTGCCGCTTGCCGATTGGCAACTGGACGATAGCGACCGCCTGAAGGAAATCTTTCAGAAGAAGCGCGCGGCTTTAAAGCTCACTCAGGAAAAGCTTGCTGAGGGATTGGGTGACGGCGTTACCCAGGGCGCGATCAGCCATTTTATGAATCGTCGTACCGCTCTGAGTCTCAAGGCTGTTGCTGTCTTTGCGAAAATGCTTGATGTGAAGATCGAGGACATAAGCCCTACCTTGGCGCGCCAGATCGGCGAACTGGGTCTGGCCGCTCCGGCCGAGGTGAAGCACTCGCCAGGCGTGCACTCAAGAACGGCGGCAAACACCCCTTTTCCTGTCGGCAGCGATACTGAAGCCGCAGAAGACAAGTACGCGCACATTCCTCAGTACAGCGCCAAAGCTGCTGCAGGGCTGGGGCATGAAAACCCGCACGTTGAAACGCTGGCCACACTCGCGTTCAAGCTGGACTGGCTGCGCACCAAGGGTGTGAAGGCCGAGAACCTTTTGGTGATCTATGCCGAAGGCGACAGCATGTGGCCGACGATTAACGACCACGACGTACTCCTGGTGGACAAGTCGAAGATCGAGCCAGCTGATGGGCATGTGTTCGTCCTGTCGAGCACGGACAAAGGCGCGATCGTGAAACGCCTGGTGCAGTCGCCCTTGGGCGGATGGATCATCCGAAGCGACAACGAAGACAAGGATGAGTACGGCGATCTGCTGCTGTCACGCAGTGACGTGAACGAGCATCGGATCATTGGGCGGGTCATCTGGCGAGGCGGCGATCTGTAACAGGTAACGGGTTCCGAAAGACACGCTTTGCGAATAGCAAAAATTCATAAATCAGGGAGATAGGTAATGTTTGAAGTAGGTTCCAAGCTGAAGCACGTTAAATCCCCGGCTTTCGTCAATGAAATGGTTGATGCTTTCAACGTTACTGCGATTCATACCGGCACCGGGCCGAAGGTCATGATCACAGCAGGCCGAGACACGGTCGACGTTCTAAGCGAAACATTTGTGCAAAAAGACGGCGGGATCACCACTGAAGGAAAGGATGATGATTCTCAGCTTTATCGTTTTTCTGTGGCGAATTTGACTATTCCCCTTGAAGCTGCGCGCGGGCTTGCAAAGGCGCTTCAGGAAACGATCGATAAATACGATACCCAATTGGCCGCGATTACTGCCGGCACACAGGCCAAGTAAAATGTCAGGGCTCTCAGCTAGCTATTCCAAAACATTGAGCCAGCAGCATTCATCTGATGCTATGGTCTTGGTAGCGCTGATGATGCAGGAGAACAGCCAAACCTACACAGATGGAGCCTCGCGGCGCTGGTTGAATCTCGCTGCGTCGGTATATACATCTGAGGGAGTGATTCCTGTTTGGCGCGGATACCGGAGTTTTGATACGGCATCAGCCTTCGAGGTGCCTCCCGTCACGGCCTCAACTCTGACAGATATTCCCATCCCACTCATCGGACGCGATAACGAAGTTTCTGAGGTAGAGATTGATATGGATCGCGAAGAGCTAAAGGTTCATTTGGAGAACCAGGACCTCAAGGTGGACGCTCGCCTTAAGAGCTTCGAGCAGACGGTTAAAGATGCCATGACGGAAATCCGTCTCAATTCTGCCGAGTCAATGGGCGAGCTGAAGGCTATGCATGTTGAGCTTGGCCATCTGAAAAATATCAAAGGCAGCATTTGGGGAGCAGCCGGCGCAACGATAATTGGGGTCGGCGGTATACTCGCCGCTATCCTGAGCTACGGCAATTCGAACTACGATACTGCCAGAGAGAACACGACGGTGCTTGCCGAAGCAAAAGCGCAGATTGTTCAGTCCAGCCAAAAGGTGGACGACTCCCTCAAAGCAATGTCAAGCCAGCTTGAGGAAGCCAAACGCCAGTCTGCCGAGACTCAAAAACTGCTGGAGCAGGTAAGGGCTCACCAGGAGATCAAACCGCAAGGCAGTAAAAGCTGAGTCCTTTGCTTCAAGAAGCCCGCCTCTGTGCGGGCTTTTTTGTGTCCGCATATTGCTATTCATTTGGATCCTTTTTACTGTATATCCATACAGCTAACCAAGGAGGATCACATGGCAAAGCAGAAACCCCAGGCACCGAAAGAACCGACTTCCTACGAATTGCTCGGCATGCGCGTACAGCGCGCGATTAACACGCCCAAGGCTCAGTTATCGAAATCCGTCTTGCTCGAACCATCGGCGAATGACGATCCGGCGGACTGGGATCGCATCCTTGATGAGATCGCCGAGAACGACAACGTGACCATCGCCCACCGAGACGACGGCCTGATCCAGCTCTTCTGGACTGTACCCAAAGAAGATTGACCGCGACCACATCAAGGAGCCCGCCTTTGCTGCGGGCTTTTTTGTGCCAGTTGAAAAATACATGACCGGAGGTATTGACCTACATACAATACCGGCGGTATTGTTCACCCATCGCAGCGACAAACCAACGGTGCGACAGGGACTGAAGAGTCCTGCCAGCTCTTTAGCGATAAACCTTGCCGGATCACCACCGGCTCAGCTTCAAAGGCAGCGATGAATCGGCCTCAACGATTCAGAGGGGTGGCAACTGCCCCGGGCGCGCAGCTTAAAGCGCCAAGAACAGTTATCCAGCGGGAGAACAAGCCGAAAGGCCCGCGGCTGGAGGAACAACACGAAGTAGCCAGCGACCGACGCCAGTAGCGGGTCGCGGTGCAAGACCAGATTTCCTCGATGCCCTTGGAGACAGGGGCATCCGGAAAATCAACCGCCCAGGAGGGCAAGACCATGGCAACACAATCTCACTATCTGATGGTCGAGCGTAAATACGGTGATAGCCCGTCCCACTGGCATCCGCTGTGGGAAGCGGAAAGCCTCAAAGAAGCACAGGAAGCATTGGAGGAGATGCCTGTCATTTACGGCGAAGTCTCCCGAATAATCGTTTCGGGTGCTGCTTCAGGCGACTGTCAAGAGCTTCGGCCCTGCTGAACCATCACTCCTGCGCATTCACAGAGTGCGCAGTGGGATGACACAGCCTGGAGCAACAACATGGCCTGCAAGATCTGCGAATCAGGCAACACCACATCGCTCGGCATGCGCACCCCGCACATCTACTGCCGGTCATGTGGCGCTCACGAATATGAAGGTCAGGTGATCGACAAGAACTCCTGGAATTCATGGATCAACGGAAACACAGACCGTCCAACTGGAGATTCACATGCTCCAAATCATCCTGATCGGCGCAGCGCTCTGCCATGCGCGGCCAGAACCGCCTCCTGAAAGCGGCCTGCCAACCGGTCCATTGCGTGCTCACCGTGAACGCTGGCGAATATCCACCGGGGTCGCAGCTTTCTGGATCTGACGGCCCCGCCCAAAACTAACTGACTCTGAGAGATATACGAAGAGCCGCATGCAGCTGGGGCAAACAATCCCATCGCTGGCATGCGCCGGACGGCAACCGGCCCGATCACCTCGAAAGAGGCTGCATCGGGGTGTGATCTGAGATCACCAATCTGCAAGTACAGGCTCCCGCAACACGACGAGCTCAAGGCGTTAGCAGGCTGGCAGATCACACCCCGATGCAGATGAAGCAACAAGCGCAGGCTGATGCGTGGGTTTGAAAACTAACAGTTCTCGAGAGTGAGCGCTGACCGGCTAAGTACTATTTTATGCCCGCGCGGTACCGGCTCGTAATAACTGATATTGCGGTAGGCGAAAGCCGTTGACCGCGGCATGACTCTCAACCCGGAGATCAGCACCGGGCTCTGCATCACCCCGATACGGGCAACCCAGTAGGCGTTGAAGGCGAAAGCTGGAGCCGAAAGCGTTGCGGTGGAGCTTCGGCTGCGAAGCTGGCGCGCTGCTCGTATCACCCCATTCGACAGGTAGCCACTGCCTTCCCAGTGAGCGAGCAATAGGAGATTGCGATGCAAGATTTCCGCAAGAAACCGGTCGTTATTCAGGCCGCCCAGTTCGACGGCACTTTTGCTTCGGTTGAAAAGATGCAAATCCCAAGCTGCTCGCAAGACCTCGGCAGCAACACGCTGGAGATTGAGACGCTCGAAGGTGTGATGACTGCGCAGCCAGGCGACTGGATCATTCGAGGGGTGAAGGGTGAGTTCTACCCTTGCAAGCCGGACATCTTCGAAGCGACCTACGACCCCGCCTAATTCAGCAGCAGTGCCCGCACATGCGGAACCCCCTACCCCATATCGAACACACCCACATGCAACCCCTCCGCTGCCCCTTGGCCGTTCGCGTTCTTGTGGTTGCAGCTGAGTGTGTTTGGTCAATCAGCAAGGAGATCATCATGTGCAATTGCGCAAAAACTGTCGAAGAGTCGGCGAAGGAAAAGATCCGCGCCCAGCTGCCTGAGGGCTCGCAAGACTTCTCAGTCGAGCTTCAGGGTTACGCCTGGCTGTTGGGCAGCTCGGTCAGCATGAAGAACAAGCTGAACCTGCACATCGAGTACGAGGTGCCGAAGAAAAAAGGTGGTTTCACCCGCAAGAAGCAGGATATGTCGATGGTTGGCAACTATTGCATGTTCTGCGGCGAGAAGTACCCGGAGGCAGCATGAGCGAACCACAGTGCGAGGTCGTGAACGGCGAGGTCGATCACGACTGGAAGCTTGTCAGCGATTGGGGCGGCGACCCTAACGTGATCGGTGGCACCTTCGATTGCAGCTACTTGGAGTGTCGGGTTTGCGGTGAGGAAAATCACAACCATCCGAACCCTGGCTCGTATGCACATGAGCCTGATTACGACGACTACTAACCCACTCCCCGACCGCATCGACAGGTGCCCGCGTGCTTCACGGCACGGGCTTGGTCACATGCGCGGGCATCTGATCAATGCGGTCCACCTGTTCGCCACGGAGGCGACCATGAACTCATTCGCAAGAGCGCAAGCGCGCTGGGACAACATGCAGCCGGATGAAGACTCTGGGCATGAAGAAGCGGCGCGTGTTTGGATTGAAAACACGGCGGAGAACTTGATGCGCGGCTGTGACCTGGTGATTCGCCGTCGGCTCTCGGCGCCGATCGTGGTCGAGTATTCAGGCTACCTCGCCGCGGTTCAGCTGCATCTGAATCAGCGGCAGATCGACGGCGAGGACACTGAAGACTTTTTCGCGCAGTTGGTCATCGCGGCCGTCGGCGGAGGACCAGTCAAGACGTTTGGGGAGGCGCTGCTCGGCGAAGGCGAAACGTCGATGGGCAAGCTGTTCGATATCGCGGTCGCGCTGGTCGAGCCGCACGCCGAGGCAGGTCTTCAGGCTGAAGCAGAGGATGCGGACCTATGAGCCCGCACATCCTGATCGACGTGGCACTTGAGGGCCTCGCTGATGACGACTGTCCGCCCGGTAACGAGGTTCTTGTCCAGAAGATCATCACCGGGATGCTTACCGACTGCCTCATCACCATCCCTGAATTCCACCACTACTGTGAGCGCCTGGTGAAGATTCTCCAGCGGCGCGGGAGGCTAGCGGCATGAGCACGCCAATCGTGAAATCCCTGATCGACGAGCAGCTCGACGACATCGAACGCAAGCTGGCTGTGATGGGCTTCGGCCTTCCGTTCAACGAATTGCTCGGTCTGCCGCGCGAGACCGCGGTATGTGATCTGACAAAGCGCTTGGCACCGATTCAGAAAGGACGGCGGATCGCAGTGAGGGTTCGGTCATGAGCAATCGCACGCATTTAAAGCCACGGATCAAGCTCGTAGATGGCGCGTGGGAAACGATAGCGCCAACTGCCGTTCATGTCCCAAATCTTGTGAGGCTTGCGGAACAGTTTTGCGCTGAAAAGAACATGGACTCTGAAGTCCGCTGCGCATGCGGAAGCGAATACGGGCTGCCCAACGCTGACGACGGGCATTTCTACTGCAACCGCGGACATGGTGGTGCATTCCACTGCGCGCCATGACAGCCGCCCAGCGCCGCCGGCGCCGCCGGCGCCTTGTCTTCTGGCGCAGATCGTTCCCGGTCCTCGCGGCCTTCACCGTCCTGATGTTGTCGCTGTCACTCGCTGACCGCATTACCCAATAGCTGCTTATCAGCTTCTTAGCAAAGCTAAGAGACCCCCACCCCATTCAATCGCAGCGCCCCGGTAACGGCATGGCGCAAGGAGCTTCCGTGTCCGCACAAAATTCCGCGCCAGTGGCGCACGAGCAACAGCTTCACATCATCCCGCACGCGGCGACCAGCACTAGCGCGCTCGTGCTGGATGGCGACAGCCTGGACAAGATGATGCGACTGGCTGACGTCATGGCCACCGGCCGCGCAACATTGCCGAAGCACTTCAACGGCAACTCCGCCGACTGCCTGGCTGTGATCATGCAGTCGATGCAGTGGAAGATGAACCCCTTCGCAGTGGCGCAAAAAACGCACCTGGTGAATGGGGTCCTAGGCTACGAGGCTCAACTCGTGAACGCCGTAATCACCACCTGCGCGCCGGTCATGGATCGCTTGCATTACGAGTGGTTTGGCGAGTGGGAGAAAGTGATCGGCAAGTTCACGATCAAGAGCGGCGAAAAGGGCGAGTACCGCGTCCCAGGCTGGAAGATGCAGGACGAGGAAGGCTTGGGCGTGAAGGTCTGGGCCACCTTCCGCGGTGAAGACGAACCGCGCGTGTTGGAGCTACTGCTGGCACAGGCACGAACTCGCAACAGCACGCTTTGGGCAGACGACCCTCGCCAGCAACTGGCGTATCTCGCGACCAAGCGCTGGTCCCGTCTCTACTGCCCCGATGTGATCCTCGGCGTTTACAGCCCTGACGAACTGGAGGAAAGCGCCCCGCGCGTTCGCGATGTTTCCCCGGTTCGCGAACCAGAGCCTGCGGGTCTGCCGCCCTACCCAGAAGACAAGCTCAGCGAAAACCTGCCCAAGTGGCAGAAGTCGGTCGACGCTGGAAAGTCGTCGCCTGAGCACCTGATCGCAACCATCAGCAGCAAATACACCCTGAGCGAGCAGCAGATCGAGCAGATCAAAAACCTCGCGCCCATCGAAGGAGAATCCGCATGAAGATCCATAACGTCGCCCAGGGGACTCCCGAGTGGCATGCGCTGCGCGCCAACTATCACACTGCATCCGAAGCGCCCGCCATGATGGGTGACTCGAAGCAGATGAAACGCACCGAACTGCTGCACGCCAAGAAGACCGGTCTTGATCGGGACATTTCGTGGTGGGTTCAGAAATACCTGTTCGACAAAGGCCACGATTCAGAAGCGCGCGCTCGGCCGATCCTTGAAGCGCGTATCGGCGAAGACCTCTTCCCGGTTGTCGGCACCGACGGCGACCTGCTCGCGTCCCTGGACGGCTGCACCATGCTGGGCGAAATTCTGTTCGAGCACAAAATGTGGAATGAACAGCTCGCCGCTGACGTGCGCGCAGGGGAACTGGACGCCCACTACTACTGGCAGCTGGAACAGCAACTGCTTGTGTCCGGCGCTGAGAAAGTGATTTTCGTCTGCTCCGACGGTACCGAGGAGAACTTCGTGTCGATGGAGTACTTCCCCGTGCCCGGACGCGCCGAAAAGCTTGTTGCAGGCTGGAAGCAGTTCAAAGCTGACTTGGAGACCTACGAACCGGTAGAGGCCGTTCCAGAGGCAGTAGGCACCGCACCAGAAGCCCTGCCCGCTTTGCGCATCGAAGTCACCGGCATGGTGACTGCCAGCAACCTTGAACAGTTCAAGGCCCGATCATTGGCCGTCATTGGCGCCATTAACACCGACTTGCAGACCGATCAGCACTTCGCTGACGCGGACAAAACGGTGAAATGGTGCGGCGAAGTCGAATCGAAGCTGGCAGCGGCGAAACAGCACGCCCTCAGCCAAACCGAGTCGATCGATCTGCTGTTCCGCACAATCGACCAAATCAGCGAACAAACCCGGACGAAGCGCCTGGAGCTCGAAAAGCTGGTCAAGGCTCGCAAGGTTGCGATTCGCGATGAGATCGTCACAAAGGCGCAAGCGGCTCTGAGGTCGCATATTGATCAGATCAACGCATCGCTCGGTGGCCGCGTGCTGCTGCCTCAAGTCTCATCTGATTTTGCCGGCGCCATCAAAGGCAAGAAGTCGATAGCCAGCCTGCGCGACGCTGCCGAAAGCGAACTCGCCCGCGCCAAGATCGATGCCAGCCAAAAGGCCGACGCTATCCGCCTCAACCTCGCCAGCCTGGCTGAGCTGGCCGTCGACCATAACTTCCTGTTCAACGATATCCAGCAATTGGTCATGAAGGCCAACGATGACCTGGTGACGTTGATCAAGGTCCGCATCGACGAGCACAAGAAAGCCGAGGAAGACCGGCTGGAGAAACAGCGCCAGCAGATCCGCGAGGAAGAAGCGAAGAAGCTCGCCGATGCTGAAGCCGCGAAGGTTGCTGAGCAAAATAAGGCCGTTGAGCAAGCGGCGCCCACCCCGTCGGCTTCTGCGCCAACACCTAAACCCCAGCCTACGGCGCGCGTATCGACGGTCGCGCCATCAGCAAAAGTGCCGCCGAAGCCGACGAAGATGGAAGCCCATGTGCCAGACCTGTCAGTCCTGGTTAAAGCCGTCTACGAAGGCCGAGCGCCGATTTCGGTGCTCACCGTCAACTGGGGCGCACTCGACGACCTTGTTCACATCCACGGCGAAGCATTCAGCATGGACGGGGTCGTCCTGCAGCAGGTGGCAGCATGATCAGCCTCGAATTGAGCATGGTTCGTCACAACCAGCCGAAGTCGGCCGAACTGGCCGCCGCTATGGATGAATACCTTCGCCGCGGCGGTCAGGTGTCTGAGGTTGCAGGGCCTATTCCGGCTCCACGGCCATACGGGTACCGCACGGCTCCCGCGCCGATCTCATCACCAGATCGCAAGCCGCTGCCGCCCCGCCGAAGCAAGAAGGAAACGATGCACCGCCTGCGCATTGTCCCGGACATCGAAGAGGCGCAGGCCAAGCCGGTGAAAACGAAAGCGCCGCCGGCTGACTTGGATCGTGTTCGCGAGCTGGCAAAGACGTTGTCGCAAGGCGAAGTCGCCGAACTCACCGGTATCAGCCGCAAGCAGCTCTACACCATGGCGCGGGCTTACGGTTTCGAGTTCCAGCCGGCTGCCAACGGCGGCGCCGCGAACCTGGTGCACAACCAGAGCGACCCGGCCGAAGACGCCAAGAACGTCGAGCGCATCGAGGCTATGCGCGACATCGGCGTGAGCCGCTCCCAGGCCGCCCGCCATATGGGCATCAGCACCTGCTACCTGCGTCGCCTGATCCGTGACAACGACATCGACTATCCGGTGACGAAGCGGTGAAGCGCGTCTTCAAGGCGCCAAAGCAGCGCAAGCGCAACCCACAACACCACCTACCACCGAGCGGGCTTGCTTATGCTGACTCTCGTTACCAGCTACCAGATGACCATGGAAGACGCTCTGCTGGCGATGCTCCTGGCGTATCGAATCCACGGAACGGATGCAGCAATCAAGGCGACTGCGCATCGTGTCCGCGACAAGGTGCGGATCGGCTGCCGACCAGCAATCAACAACGTGATCCGCTGCCGGTCTCAGCTGGAGTGGGCGAAAAATCTCTGTGAGGATGAAGAGTCATGGCGATGACCCAGCAGCAGCGCGACGAGAAGACCGCGCTCAAGAGGAAGGCGTACGGCGAAGAGGAATTGCGGCTACGTGTACGGCCAGGCACGAAGCAGGCGCTCGCCGAACTGATGGCCTGGGCAGAGATCGAGGAGCAAGGTGAAGCGCTGACGCTGATGATTCATCGGCTGCATGAATTAGGGCCTGATCGGGCCCTGCCGTTGCTTGAGGTTCCGCGCCACAAGATTGAGGTGTCACCAATCGTGGCGCGGAAACTGGAACTGGCCTATCAGCGTGAAGCTTTGCGGATAGGCCGGTATGAGTGATTACAGCAGTGTTTTCAAATGACCGAGATAGTCTGCTGCGGCGGTCTTTTCTGAAGTACCGGGCGGTCCGTCCTCGCTCATGATGCGCGAATGAGCGTCATCGAAAACTTTGTGTGAGACGAAGCTCATCTGATTGTTTTTGAGAAGGGCGATAAGCAGACTTTCCACTGCATCTATCTGCGCTTGTTGCTGACTCATAGTTTTACTCCTGGTACCGACCCCATGCCGGTCACCACGTATAGCCCACCACCAACCTATTCGCCACCGAACTTTCGGAGGCTTGATTCTGCATTGAGCATTGCCATGGCCGATCAATTTTATCTGCAGGACAGTCGAAGCTACGTCGGCGACGGTCTGACGTTCCACGGCAAGGAGCACCGCGGCTACTACACCGACCTGGATAAGTGCCACTTGTACACTCAGGAGCAGGCCTGCGGCCATCGCGACACCGACATCCCATGGCCGAAGGATTACATCGACGCTCGGGCTCACCATGGAGTCGATTGCCAGTTGATGGATGAGCAAGCCAATCAGGCAATGCTGGTTCCTGGTTGCCGGGTCTATGTTCAGGTCTGCGGCGACTGGAATGGCAACGACGTCTACTGGGTCGGCGCCAAAAGTCGCGGCGAGGTGACAGAGAATCTCGACCTTGCTGCAGAAATGGAATTCGAGGGGGCTTCGTTCATGTTCGCCGACCAGGCGCAGAGCGGGCAGCGCAAGCTTTGGGCCTGCGCCGACATCGACTCGATCAGACGTCGTCTCGTACACCGTCACCGGGTCAGCATCAAAGACGCGTTGCGCGGTACAGGAATCAAGCTGATCAAGCCGAAAAAGCCGCGGGAAATGATGTTCAACTGTCACGGTTGCGGCCGGTTCATCTCTGATCGCCAGCGCTTTCAGCATGACTGCCTGAACTGCGGCGCTGACAACCGTCCCTGATCACGCCAGCGCATCCACCGCCACCTCAATCTCATTGATGGCCATCGGCACATGCAGTGAATCGTATTCTCGGTACTGCAGAAGCTCGTCCGCAGCAGCATTGGACAGGTCCTCAAGGTCCAGCCCCTGTTTCCCGGCCGCGATCAACACAGCCTTCAGGGCCATCCGCAAAGCCTTCTCCATATCTTCGCTCATGACCTTCTCCCTTCCTGTGGAGAGGTAAGCGTAGGCCATTCCCCAACTTTGAATCACGCGGGCAGCAGCCATATGGCAGCCCTTGGAGGATCACGCATGTCTACCCCCACCTCCGCGTCAGGCGGATTGATCTTTCCCGTCCTCGCATCAGGCGGCGCGTGCTACACGCCTTCAAGTCCAGCTTCAGGCTAAAGGGCGGGCCAATCAAGTCTGCATGGCTGTGCACGCCAGGGACGCTGGTCTTCACCTTGGGTGAGTGGCGCGGCTACTACGACTCGAGCAATGAATGGGTGCCGTTATGACACCTCATGAATTCATCGAAAAGAGCGTTCACGACGAGCTGGCGAAGCAGGGATTCAAGGAAGGCATCTGCTTTTCAGTGTCCCGCAACGCCGTCGACTACTACCGCCAGCGGAGCATGTTCAAGAAAAACGTCATCGCAGACGTACTCAGCTGGTCGAAGAAAAAGGCCAAGGAATTATCCAGATGAAAAAACCGATCGCGATCTTCCTGTGCGACCTAACCGGCGTCATGGCCCAACCTTGGGTCGAGGCCGGTTACGAGACCATCCTGATCGACCCTCAACACCCTGAAGGCGTGCACACCGAAGGCGCGATCACAAAGGTCGGGCGCATCATCGATCACCCTGAATCGTGGCAGGTCATTCGGGATGCTGTCGCCACCGGCCGGGTTGAGTTCGTGGCCGGCTTTCCGCCGTGCACCGACCTTGCCGTGAGCGGCGCCCGCTGGTTCGAGGCGAAGCGCAAGGCTGACCCGGCCGTGCAGTTCAAGGCCATGCACGTGGTTTGGCAGTGTCAGATCATCGGCGAGTTGTCCGGCGCGCCATGGTTCGCAGAGAACCCAGTCAGCCAGATCAGCAGCCTCTGGCGAAAGCCAGACCACTGGTTTCACCCGTGGCAGTTCTCAGGATTCTGCGCCGACGACCAGTACACGAAAAAGACTTGCCTGTGGACCGGGGGGGGCTTCGTGATGCCAGCGCCATTCACTGATGAAAGCCTGGGCTCTCCGGATGATCGAATCCACAAGGCGCCTCCCGGTCCCGACCGTGCCAACTTCCGTAGCGCGACCCCGGCGGGCTTTGCCCGGGCAGTGTTCCTTGCCAATCACAAACCGGCTGACGCCGCTCGGGCCGCCGCCTGACCAACCCCACAGTAACCTCCAGAGGTTACATCTCGAAAAGTAACCTGTATGGGTTATAGGGATATCGCCATGCCTGAACCAGTTCAACAAGTCCGAGCCACGGTGCTGCTGGGTCGTGACGGTATGCATCGCATCAGCCTTCACCGCTTGCCTCAGGTTCATCTTGCCCCGGCGCAAGCGCTGACCATCGCAAGAGAAATCAACCAATACGCCATCGACGCCATGCGGCCTGACGGTGAGCGGGATATTCAGGAGGGCTTATGAGTCAGGAATGCCAACAACCACAAGCACATCCAGCGCGTTGCGGGTGCGAGCAGAAGAAGCCACACCCCGACCGGCTTTGCCACATCGACTACGCCGCGCACCCGTACCACTGTGGCTGCCTGAAGGGCGATGCCGAAGCGCAGCGCCGGTTTGACGAATATCAGCGCAACACCTCCGTTCTTCCTGCTGGCTATTGCGATCCGAACCGTGCGCAACAAGGTGGAGAGCCTAAACCTCCAGCGCTGACTGTTCCGCCTGGTGGCGGGGAGCGTAAGACCTTCGCAGACGCTATCAAGAATCCACCCGACTGGGTGGGCAAGGCTCTGTCTGGCGGAAAGGTAGTGTGCGCCATTTGTGCCGACCTCGGCGATCAGTGCGTGACGTGTGAAGAGGCTGAATTTTCCGCTTGGGCTGACAGGCACTTTGCTTCAGCTGACTATCGGCAGACTTCCGCAGGCGTGTTTATTCAGGACTGGATGCGCCACTCATTTGCGGCATGGCAGGCCCGAGGCAAGGACGTCACCCGCCTGCAGGCCGAGAACGCCGCACTCCAGCAGCGCTTGAACGTGGCGGATCAGCTTGTTGATGATCTGCAATCCGAACTGACCAAGGCGCGGGAATTGCTGACCGACCTTAAATATTGGGCGCCTTCTAAAGGGCAGGTTCTGATAGACCGCTTTCTCGCCCACCAATCCGCGCCAGCCTGTATGCATGAATGGGATATAAACGAGCAGGGCACAGCGACAACTTGTTCTAGTTGCGGTGCTAGGTCCAGTGACGATGCGCCAGTCGCGAAGGGTGGTGAGTGATGAGTCAAGTTCGCACAAACCTGCTCAACGTGGCCGGGTACACCCCGTATTGCGGCGGCGGCATTTCCGGTGATACGAAATGCAACATACCTCGCACGAGCTGGACGGGTAATCAGTTCCGCTGCCATCAGTGCGGATGGGTTTCGGCATTCCCTGCAGAATTCATAGCGCAATACCGGGAGAAATGGCATTCAGGAGTGAAATCATGACCAATACGAACAACCTGCTGCCGTGCCCATGCTGTGGAGGCGGGGCGGAAGAAATGGGTGGCTACACGACTTCCGTTAAATGGATTATGTGTCTTAAATGCGGGCTGGAAACGAAGGGCTTCGACAATACTGAATTGGCCTCGAAATCCTGGAACACCCGCACCACACCGCCCGATGATGTCCGCGCAGTGGTTGATGAGCGCACGCCTCAGGATTACGCGATCGAGCACGCTGAATACCTCGCCGCTGCAGCCGACGGTGTGCAGGAGGCATACAAGGCGTATTCGCTGGCCCAGATGAATGTCGACGAAGGCGGCGATGAAGGCGAAGACGAGCTTGCGGAGGTGGTTGACTCCGCCCGCCAAGATCTACACGAGGCATTGCATAACCTGCGCAACATGACCTACGAGTTTCGCAAACGCCGCGACTGCGCCACCCCGCAGTAACCCCGCCGCCCGTTCGGCCCCACCCTATCCCTATTGCCTGCTGCGTATGCGGCGAGGAGATCATGTGTCCGCAATAAAAGAACGACCGATCCTGTTTTCGGCGCCGATGGTGCGCGCCATCCGCGAAGGACGGAAGACTGTCACGCGCCGAATTATTAAGCCATGGCAACAGCCCAGCCTTGAAGACGACGGCACCTGGTTTGCGGTAGCGCAGCGGGATCGTCGTTACGGGTTCGGCGTTTCGGGTGATGATGCCGGTGAATGCGCCCGGGCCCTTGCCCAGTCTGGTTGCTGCCCATATGGGAGCGTCGGCGACCGACTGTGGGTGCGCGAGACGTTCACAGACCTGCGCGGAACTGGCATTGAGCACCGGCCAGATCCCGAAGGGCCCTTGCAGCGATACGCATATGCCGCCGATTGCCGTCCGGGGTCTTATGCTGACGAAGCGCGCAAAGATTACGGCATCAAGTGGAAGCCCAGCATCCATATGCCACGCGCGGCGTGCCGGATCCTGCTGGAGATCACCTCAGTCCGCGTCGAGCGCCTTCAGGCGGGAGAAGGCGAGACGGCGTCCGAAAGTCGCTACGTCGCTGAAGGCATTCACCGCATCCACCACGGTGACGGTGATTGTTATTTCCACCCCTTCAAAGACGAGCCCGGCCCAGGCAACTGGTGCGATCCGTTCGATGCATGGCGGGAGTTGTGGGTATCCATCAACGGAGCCGACTCATGGAATAGCAACCCATGGGTCTGGGTCGTCGAGTTCAAGCGGGTGACGCCATGAAGACCTATCCGCTTGATATCGAATCCGTGGGTGAAGACACGTACATC